ACTTCGGGAACATGCGCATCGAGCGGTCGATGGTCTCCTGAAGCTGCGGCATCGTGCGGCGCATGTGGAGCGTGTGCCCCTCGCTCTCGCCCTGCCGGATGGGGTGCTTCCTGCAGAGATCTGCGAGCCACTCGGGGAACTGATCGAGCAGCTGCCCCGTCATGCGCGCCTGCTCGATGACGGCCTGGGTGGCGATGGAATCCCAGAGCAGGGTCAGGCTCTTGCCGGGCCCCGCCGCTCCTCCCCCGAGCACCTGATCGGCGGTCGCCTCGTGGTACTTCGAGCTCCACGGGCTCGGCGAGTAGAGCGAGCGATCGAGCATCCTAGCCTCGCCGGTCGAGATAGTCGGCGATGACTTTCACGAGCTCGGGGTCGTGGGGGACGTGGTCGCTCGCCGGGGGCTGCCAGAAGAGGGAGGGCTCGTTTCGTTCGAGAGAGCGAAGCGCGCGGTCGGCGGCGAAAGCCACGTGCATGACTTCCTCGAAGCGCAGCTTGCGCGGAACGGGCGTCACGGGCTGCCAGCTCTCGCGCTTGCCGGCGATGCGCTTCTCGCCCCGATCCATGTAGACGATGCGCAGCTCTTCGTACTGCTCGAAGCCGGGCATCGCGACGAGCTCGACCTGGCCCTTCATGCCGTCGTCGACCCGCACCATCCGCTGCCCGGCGATGAGCATCAGGCCGCTCGCTTCCGTTTCTTCGCCGGCTTCGCCTGGCGGAGCCTTCCGAGAACGCGTCCTCTCTCGTCGCGCACGAGGCCCCGCGGCGAGCTGACGCGGATCGAAAGGCGACGCCCCTCTGCCTCTGCGATCTCGAAGAGACGGTCGACGAGGCGATCGAACTCCTCGGTGAGGCCGAAGGTGCCGCCGTCGAGAGCGCTCACTCGATCTCCTTCGAGGGGTATTCGGGGGCTCCGGGCATGCCGGCGCTGGTGGGCGCGGGCAGCGCGATCTTGGCGTTCACCTCGCGGGGGGCTCCGAGCTGCCCGGATTGCATGCGGCGCGCGCGCGAGATGCCGGCGACGAGCTGGACGGCGTACTTGGGGCCCGAGGGGCCGAGGGATTGGGGGAGCCAGCCCGCTTTGGCGACGGCGAGGCGCTTTTTGGCGGCGTCTGCCCCGAAACGGGCCACCCATTCCTCGGGGGGCTCCTCCTGATCGGGCGTCACGTGACAGAAATCCAGGGTCGCGTGGAGGATACCCGCGGCGGTCTGGTAGATTTCGTCCTCGATCTCGAGCATCCGGGTGAGGCGGGCCTCTTTCTCGGCCTGCCCGTTGATTTCTCGGAGCATCGGCGTCGGGTAGAACGTCATGCGAGGACAATATGGCACGCCATCCGGCCAGTGACGAACGTTCAGTATTGCCCCCTCCGACGAAGGCCACGAAAGGAGAGCGGTTTTACGTGAAGGAGATCGCGTCTTTCCTGCGGGTGACCCCGCATCGGGTGCTGGTTTTCCTTCGTGATCAGTCGATGCTCAGGGAGAGCTACCCGGGCCCGTGCCGGCGCGCGGTGAAGTGGACGACGGCGCGGGGGGTGGGGCTGTGCATCGCGCATTTCCGGCACCTGCAGGGCAATCCGAGGGTGACCATCGGCAGCCACTGAGCGGATGACACTGCTCAGGCGTCACTTAGTGATGGACTTCTCGTCGGCCGGGACAGAAGATAAGTCCAGCGGAGCGACGCTGCGGAGACGGGAGCGCCAGACGGCATCGTAATCGCCGAAACCGCGGTGGTGTCCCCCCAGGGTTCGTCTGTTCAGCTACCCGTTGCGGACGAGATCCGGTAGTCGGCGCTGATGGGGACTGAACTTCAGGGTGACGGGGAGACGATCCTCGTGCGTGTCCTGGTGCCGAAGGCCTTCGAGGTGCTGCTCGCGGACACGCCGACGGTGTTCTCGCGGGCGAGCTTCCCGGACGGCACGGAGGCGGGGGTTCGGCTGCACATGCTGCGCGCCGTGGAGGGGCAGGAGCGCCATGGAATCATCGAGGTGCGCCTCGGCGAGGCGCCGAAGGCCGAGATGGGGGACGTCATCGACCTGGTCGCCGGCGGCGTGATGCGGCTGCGCTGCGTGGTGGCGGAGCCATGAGCGAGACGACGCCGCGCCAGCGGCTGGTGGCGACGGTGGTGCTGATGAATGGGCTGAACGACGGCATCGAGGCGTCGTGGAAGACCGCCGAGGCCTTCGTCGCTGCGCTGGAGCTGTTTCCTCGGAACACCGCGAAGTGCCCCTGCTGCGAGAAGAGCGTGCAGCTCTGCACGAAGCACTACCAGCTGCACGAGCCTGGCAAGCTCTGCAGCGGATGCCGGGAGGACGAGTGAGCGAGGACGACGGGCGCTGTCCGGTGTGCGGCGGAGAGATGAGCTCCGGATATGGCTTCGCCGGCGGGGGCGGCATCGGGGGGTACACGTTCTGCCTCGACTGCGACCTGATGGTCACGAAGCAGGTCGATGTGCCGGGCGAGTCGTTCGTCTACTCGCCTTCGGATGGGGAGGACCAGTGACGGAACAGTGGTTTGGGGCGAGCTGGGGCGCTCCGTGTTGCGATCCGAACGACCACGTCGCGACGCCTGTCGGCGAGCTCTGCATGCGCTGCCGGGAGCCCATCATCGAGGGTAGCCAGGGGCTCGTTCATTCGGTCGTGCACGCCGTCGAAGAGGGCAAGGTGGTCTGGTCGCGTGAGCCCGTGCACGTCGACTGCTACCTCCGGACCATCCTGCCGCACGGGCCCGAGTGCCCGCACTGCAGGGGGGCGGTACCCATCGACCACGATCGGGACTGCGCGTACCGCGTGAGCGGCGGCAACTGCACCTGCATCCCGATGCCGGAGGGACGGTGAGTCCCACGGTCCACGTGCTGCTCTACGGGCGGGTGCTCTGCGGGAGCGTCCACGGCTTGCCGAAGGACTGGGGACCGGGGCACAAGTGGGTGGCCGTGATGGACCGGCAGCTCGCGACGTGCGCGGAGTGCAAGAGGTGCGCTGATCGCGTGGCGGCGGCGCTCTACGGGGAGGCGCAGTGAGCGCCCGCTCGGCATGGCGCGTCCAGTGCGTGCTGCTCGCGTTCCTGCTGTTCCTCTACTACGCAGTGAGCCCGGAAGCGGCTGCGCGGGTCGCGATGTACTTCGCGGGCGGGCAGGTGCTCGCGCATGGCGTGGTGTGGTGGGTCTTCGAGCGGGAACGATGAGCAAGGCGAAGGACAGCCACGTCGTCTACGACTACAGCTCGCCGCGGAGCGTGTGGATGGTGTTGCCCGACGAGCAGATGGTGCTGGTCTGCATGCACTGCGGGGACGTGTTCCGGGCGGCGCTCCCGCTGCCTATCGGGATGGCGGTCGCCATCATGCGGGAGTACGGGCGGGCGCATCGGAGCTGCCGCGTCTACGGCCCGGTCCGGCCTGCTGGGTCCGAGTTGTAAATTTTAGATCGGTGGGATGGGGTGGTTCGCCCCGCCTCTGGGCGGGGTGGGGGGCCAGGGGGTACCCGGCGACCACTGAACACCTGAGGAGCTGCAGCCGCGCGTTCAGGTGTCGCGCGTTCAGTGGCGAGTGCGCAGCTGAACGGAAAGCACTGAACACTCGAGGAGCTGCACCTTCTGAGCAGTGGCGCATGGCACTGAACAGCTGAGGAGTTGCACAGGGCGTTCAGTGGTTGCGCGCCGCGCTTTCCGCTTGACGCCGCCCCGGGTTTAGGCAGCGGACAGCCCTGCCCCCCGGATCGTCCCAGAATGGCGAGCTATCTGCGCCCTGAGCTCGGATAACGGGTGCCTAGCACCTAGCTCCGTGGCAAAATTACTGAGTCGGCAGTGCGAAACGCGCAGAGATTCGACTGATTCCCCCGCCGTTTCTCGCTCCCATCACCATACCGTTCAGCCATCCAACCGAGATTACCAGTCATGACAGCCCACCGATTCGCCACGCTTGCCCCCTACGATCGCTCCTACTTCACCGCCCTCGTCGATGCCAACCGCAACGACCCGAGCGACCCGCACTCGCCGATCAACTACGCCGCGCTTGGCGCCGATCTCGAGGCGCGCGCCAACGGCGGTGAGCTCGCTGCGTTCGCCCGGCGCTTCAATCAAACCACGGACGCCGCCATGCGGGCGCTCGCAAACTTCTGCGCGTTCAAGGCAACGGGCGTCTGCGAGCGTTTGGCGGGTCGCATCGATGTGGCTCAGCTGGCCGAGATGAACGCCGAAACGATCTACCAGCGAGAGATCACGGCAGACAACCGCTGGTGAGCTTCCGGCAAGCGCCGCGACTGGCAACGGTCGCGGCTCTTACCGGGCACTCACGGCGGGCACTCACGCCCAAACAACCCAGGTTACTCCAATGGCACGTTCTAAGTCTGACATCCTCGCCTCTCTCGACTCGTTTACCACCGGCTACATCGAGTGCGCACTCTGGTCCTCCACCGAGTGCGACGCCGATGGGAACATGGGCGCCCCTCTCGATGACAATTACGGGCCCGAGGATATCGCGCGCGCGACCCTGCTCGAGATGGTCCGCGACTGCAAAGCTTTCCAGCGTGACAACGCGGACGACTTGGCGGGTCTCGATGAATCCCAGTGCGGGCATGACTTCTGGCTCACGCGCAATGGGCACGGCGCGGGCTTTTGGGACCGTGGACTCGGTGAGCGAGGCGAGCGTCTCTCGCAAGCAAGCAAGCCATACGGTTCGGTCGACCTCATGGCGTACCGCGGCCGCGTGCACGGCTGACACTCCGGCATGCCCCGTCACCCGCAAGGGTAGCGAGGCATACCGGGCACTCCAGCCCGCCACACGAGGTTTCAACCGTGAAAGCATATGATGTCGTTGGGTACGCAATCGAGGGCGCGTTCTATTGCACGGAACACGCGCACATCGATGAGCACGATGTGGCGTGCGGGCACGCTACGCCCGTCTTTGCAGGGGACCAGGGCGCTGGCGATATGACTTGCGACGGTTGCGTGGCGGAGCAAGTCGCCGCACGCGGGCCCTTCTATCTGGACGAGTCGACCATCCAGGCGCGCCGTGTGACGGCCGTCCCCACCAGCGGGCAGACCCGTAGCGGCTATGGCGGGCGCTTGCCAACGGCTTGGCAGCTGCGTATCGGTGGACGCTGGTACCGCGTGCGCGTCATGTGCTGGTCCAATAGCGGCTCTACCTATGTCCAGCGCGGCGGCAAGCGCTTGTTTCTCGGGTCGTACGACCCGAACTACGACACCACGCGCCCGCTTGCCGATTGAAGTTCCGTTCGGGCTCGCGAGCAATCGCGGTCCCGTGCGGCACTTCAGCCGACACAACCAAGGGTTACACAGTGGACATTGCAACGCTCACCGCTAAGGCGGAAACCGGTCGTCTCGCTTGGCTCTATCGCGAGGCTCTTCAGAACGACTATTGCGACCCGGCCGTCGAGGTTCGCTCGTCTGGTGTCTTCTACTGCCGGCCGTTTCCGGGGGAACGCGAGAAACAGCTACGCGCCTATCTATGCGAGTCACTGTTGACCGCGCTCGAGCACACTAACCCGTTGATCGTCGTGCGAGCGGCCGCGCAAGCATGGGCGTATGCGGGCCGCCTCGAGGGTATGGGGACGACGCCCGGCGCTCGCCATTGCGACGCGCTGCTCGAGATGCGGAACCGTTTGGAGGCGATGGTCCGCCCCGCTGCCTGACCTCTCGTCTCGCCCCGTCGCAAGCGCAACGGGGCGATGCGAGCAATCAAGCTCGACTCACCCTAGAGGTTACAATGACCCGTTTCATCGCTGGAATCCTCGCCGTCCTACTCGTGCAATTGCTCGGGTGGCCGCGCATCGAAGCTGCATTCAAGGCTCTCGGCACGCACACGCAAGCGGCCTACACGGCGGCAGAGAAGGCCGTCCGGGAAAGCAAGGTGAGCAAGTGACAGAGGCCGAATTGCAGGCACTACGCGGCTTCATTGTCGAAGCGCTATCGCTCGCGTTAGAGCCGATACAGTCCGACATCCGCGAGCTTCAAACGGATGTCGCGCTAGCGCTCGACAAGCTCGACTTAATCGAGGTCGATGTCCGAGACATCAAGGCTCACATTGCCAAGACGAGCCGCGAGGCAATCAAGGATCGCAACGCCCGCCAGTCACTCGAGCGGCGCGTGCGGGCCGTCGAGCAACGCCTCGATGCGCTCGAACCCAAGCCTTGACCATCACTCCGCGTCTCACCCGCAAGGGTAAGGCGCGGAGATGACGGCCAACCCAAACCAAGGAAACCGAACATGTCCGCTTTCATGTGCTCCGATCGTCACCTCGGCATCCTCGCCGCGTACGCCGTGGCCCACCTGCTCGAGGCCGTGCCGTATGAGCTGCGCACTGAGCTCGAGCGGGATGGCTTTGAACACAAGCCCGGCGCCACCCGGCGCACCATCTCGCGGGTTGCCTCGATGCTCGCGAGCGAGAATCTGAAGAGCCTCGCCCACCGCTACCCGCGCGACCATCACCTCGACGCGGCCGCCTACGACGGCTTCGATGTCCCGCGCACCATCGAGGCCGATGCGCGCATGACGCCCCGCCTCGCCATCATCAAGGCTTGCCACTGCTACGCCTATCAGGCGTGCGAACACCCGGGATGGCAGGACAGCGCCGCCCGCAAGCTCGTAGACGCCATCGAGGCGCACGCCGTGCGCCGCCTGCCGGGCTACGATGACGCCCCGTGGGGGATCGCGTGACCCTCTCCCAGGCCTTTGGGATCGCCTTGGTCGGCGGCGTGCCGGTCGTGCTCTTCCTGCGCAACGTGTGGGAGGGCTACCGGCGGCCGTTGCCCCCCGTGGCCCCTACGCGCCCCCTGGACGCGTCCGGTGACGCGGAGTGGCTCCTACTACCCTTCCAGGCCGTGGCGGGCCTGGCGGGCCTGTGCTGGCTGCTCGTGTGGCTCCTGGTCTTCCTCGCCCCGCTCGCGTTCGTGGTCCTGCTCGTGGCCGGGCTGGTGGCGCGGTGAGACGCGCGGCCGTGGGCGCGACGCCCGCCGAGCAGGCGACGCTCGAAGCCGTGGCCGCCCTGGTGGCCGCTGGCGAGCAACCGTCGAGTTACGCCGTCGCAGAGCGGCTCGGGATTGCTCGCCAGGTCGCCCACCGCCACTTGCTGGCGCTCGAGCGCAAGGGTCTCGTGCGCGACGTCCCGAAGACCGTCCGGAGCGGCCTTTGGAGCGTCACTTAGAACGGAATGTCATCGTCATCGAAGTCACCGGCGCCGGGCCCCATGGGGGGCTCGGCGTCGTCCTGTTTGGCGGGTCGCGACGCGTTCTTGCCGCCACCCGAAAGAACGACATTCGTCGCGACGACCTCCGTCTTGTAGCGCTTCTCGCCGTCCTTCTCGTAGCTGCTCGTGCGGAGCCCCCCCTCGATGCAGACGCGATCGCCCTTGCCGAGGATCTTGCCGAGCCCTTCGGCGCGCTTGCCCCAAACGACCACGTTATGCCACTCGGTGCGCTCTTGCCGCGCCTTGTCACGGTCGAGATAACTCTCGGTGGTCGCCAGGCGCAGCTTGAGCACGGCTTGCCCGCCTGCCGTCATGCGCAGCTCAGGGTCGGCGCCGAGGTTACCGAGTAGCATCACGCGATTGAGGCCGTTCATCATCGTCCTTTCAGGCCGCCTGGGGTGGTGGAATAACAGGCGGCTTTTCGAGATACAGGCGCCAGTAGATACCAGGAACGGCGTCGCATGGTCCCTCGCAGAGCGCGCACGGCTGCCAGCGCTCGCCCGGCGCGAGATGTTGCACGGTCACGGCTTCTGCCGCGGGCCCTTTGAGCTTGCGGAAGCACACGATGCACAGCGGCGCGCTCACCCAGGTCATGGCCTCACGTACTCCCGTTCCGCGTCGCCATCGGGACGACGCCGCCCGGTCTCGATATGCCGTACCCAGCCCTCCGGATCGCCCTCGCCATCCCAGCCGAGCGCGGAGCGCCACGCTTCTCTCACGTCGTGGAAGCAGTAGTTTGAGTGAAAGCCCATGTCGTGCTCGTGCCTGCTCAGGCTGATGCGTAGGTTGTTGCCCAGCATCGCTTGCAGATAGAGCACGCGACCGTCGCCGAGTACGCGCTTATAGAGCCACCAGTGCCCGATCGGATCCACGGCGCGATCGAGGATGCCGAGAGCCGCCGCCGTCGTCATCTCGTCGGACGAGACCTCGCGCATCACGACGGCTCTCCTTTCCACGTGCTGCCATCGGGCATTGGTATCAGCCCGAGCTTGCGCAGTGCCCAGCCCGCCTGATTGAGCGAGAGCCGACGCCCGGTCATCTCGTCGAGCCACGCGAGCAGACGGAAAGCGTCGGGACTGTCGGCGAGATAGGGCGCGCCCGTGTCGAGCCCTGCCGCGATGAACGTCCTGTCTCCATCCCACTCGAGCCAGCGCAGCACCGCGCCGCGGTGCTCGTCGAGCCATCGCCGCGCCCAGCGCGCCGCGCCCTCTATCTCGGCGAAGTATTCGGGCGGGAAGCCCTGCCCGCTCGCCGCCGCTGCCTGCCCTGCCTTGTAGGCCGGGCTGTTGCGCACACTCGCGGGCACCCCCGGCAAGACCGTGTAGCTCTTGCCCATCGTGTCGTCGCCGCGGGAGGCGGCCGCGCGCCGCTCCTTGCGGTTCACGAGAGCCTCTCGTCGATCGCGGCTTTGAGCCGCGCGCGCTGCGACTTGCTGAGCCCCTTCTTGGCCCGTTCGCACAGCTCGATGATGTCGAGAATGAGATCGAGCCCGTCGAACGCGGGCGCTGCTTTCGCCGGGCCGTTCGCGCTCGCTGGCGCTGCATCCCGCGCCGCCTTGCGCCATTGGTAGACGGCCGCCTCGGTCACGCCGAACTCCTTTGCAACGGAGGCGACCGCCTCCGCGCTCGGGTTACCTGCCGCGGTGAGCTTTTCGACGCGTGCGACGGCGACAGAGCGCGTTTCGGCGGTGACCTTCGCGCGCTTGCGCGTCTTCTTCGCAGCCACGTCACTCACCTTCGGCGCGGGGTTCTTGGGCGGCTCGGGGGCGCTGCGGAGCGTGGGCTCTCGCGCGGGCGGGCTGTAGCCCACGACGAGCGAGCGATCGGGTTCGAGGGCATTCGGGGGCATGTTCCTCGGGCGCGTGCTCGGTGGGCTCGGGCGATAGGTCGACGGCGGCATGTCGACCACGTTCGAGCGATGCAGAGCGACTTGCGCGAGAGGGGCGGTGAGTGGACGGGTCATGGTTCATGTGTTCGGGGTTCTGGGTTGGGGGGGGTGAGGCAGTGGGTTAGGAGAAGAGCACCCGGAGGCGCTCGGCGGTGGCCGCGTCGAGCCGCGCGATATGCGCAGCGGCGAGCGGCAAGGGAAGGGTCATGTGCACGGTGTAGATGAGTCGCAGCCAGAGAGTATTCATGCGGGGTCCTCCGGCACGGGAGTATCGCGCTCGGCCGGGTCGCATGACAAGAAACTACCGAACTCGACCGCCACCCGCTGCGTCACGATCTCGTCGGCGATGGCGGCGATGATGACCGAGAGGCCCTCCGCGCTGATGGCGCCGCGCGCTTCGAGGCTATCGAGCAGAGCCGCGAGCTTCTCGACGTCGGCGTAGTTGTCGTGGCCGACGGCGGCGCGCAAGACCACGCGCTCGACGCTCGCGATCACCGGGGCCACTCCCGCCGCCCGCTCGCGTAATTGCTCTTGTCCTGCACGTAGCTCGAGATGGTTGCGCCTGCGCCCTGATGCATCTCTTCGAGCTGGCGAGCGATGGTGTGGAGCGCGGCGGCTTCGTTTTCGAGCGCGGGGGCCATGCGGCGCTTATCGACGTGCATACCGGTGGCGCCTGGCGCCATCGCATGGCCCGGCTCGAGATCGATGCGCCGCGCGATGGACACGACGGCGTAATCCCAGCCGAGCTGGGCGAGGTAATCGACGATTCCGGTCACGACCCTTTGCGCGAGCTCTTGCGTTTCGATCACGTGGGGCGGATCGGGCAGTTCATCATCGGTCGTCATTGCGCCGCCTCCTCGACTTGTCGCGCGAGCTTCTCCGTCTCGGCGATGACGTAGCCGACTGGCTTGTAGCTCTCCCACTCGAATATTGTGCCCTTGCGCAGCCCAGGCGCCTGGTCGCCCGAGTGGGCGCAGTCGAAGCCGAGCCACCAGACGTGATCGGGCTCGCCGGGCTGGGGCACGTGACAGATGAGGCCCGCGCACATCTCGCCGTAGGTGAGCCCGCCGTGCACGTCGAGCGCGTGGAATGCCTCGTCATCCCAGCTCTTGCCGAAGAGCGGGTGTCCCTCGGGCACGCCGACATAGCCGCACCACGCGCCGAAGCGGTTGCGGATGGCCAGGCGAGGATGAGGCGAGCCTGCGACGCGCCATTCGACGCGATCGGGCTCACTGTCCCACTCTCCCGGGCCCCACTCGCGCCAGCCGTCGCCGTGCTGCGTGTAGACGTCGGGGGTGAGCTTCCATTCGAGGAGCTGGGCTCCCTCGGGCAAGAGTTCAGGTTGCGGTGTCATTGTTCGGATCCTTCCGGGGGTTTGCCGAGCGGGTAGCGCCCGGTCTCTTTCTTCTGCAGCTCTTCGGTGTCGACGAGTTCTTCTTCCCAGTCGATGGCGCCGAGTGTTGGCGCGCGCGGCGGCAAGGGTGGGGGCACGAGCTGCCGCTCGGTCATCTCGAGGGCGAAGGGGCGCTCGAGATGACGCGCCCAGGTGGCTTTGCGGTCCTTGTCGAGGTTATGCACGCGCACGTCGAGCAAGCGGAGCCAGTCGGCGTGCTTTTCGAGGCGTCGCCCGAGCACGTTGACGGAGACGACGAGCGCGGCGAGCAGGACCGCGAGCGCGAGGAAGGGCAAAAACGCGACGAGGAAGTCCACGCGGCATTATATACTCGGCCTCCCGTTCACCGCGTACTCGCTCCGGAAGTCCGGCAATTCATCGGGCCCGGAGAAGAGATGCAGCACGGAGGGATGGTCGTTCACGTACTCGGCGCGCGGCGGCAGCACGAGCAGAGCTTTCTCGTCGCCGAGGAAGAGCTCTTTCATGTGCGCGAGCTCCGCCCAGCTCGGCACCCTGGGCGGGTGAGCGCAGCTCACCGACAGATGACGCCAGGGTTTCACCGAGCCGTCGGGGTAGAGATGGGGCTCGACCTCGATGATGGCGATGAACGCGCAGCCGCCGTGCCACACGGTGAACCGTAGCCCCTGCGACCACTCGGAGCAGTCGGCGACGTCGGCGGCTTCGAGCCGCTTCGACAAGGCGGTGAAGAAGGCGTCGTCGGTCACCGGACGCGCGACGAGCGGCTTCATGACGACCGCTTTCGCGAGGCCTCGGCGAGGCGTTTGAGCTCGGCCCCGAACGCTCGGAGCTCGGCGTCGATGGTCGACATCAGATCCATGTCGGCGTCGGTGATCTCGTCGCCCTGGCTCACCTGGGATTCGAGGGTTGAGAAGACGACGAGGGCGCCGGCGTAGAACGCCTGGCGCATCGAGCGGCGCTGCACGTCGCCCGCATCGGGGTGAAGGCATTGCTGCTCGAAGCGCTTCCAGCCCGGCTCGAGGTACTTGCGGCTCACGACGGCGGCCCCCCGTGGCGGCAGCACTCGCATTCGGGCGGGTGAGCGAGCAGCAGAGCGAGATCGTGGGGGGACCACTCGCCGACGAGCCCGTGCTTTCTGCAGAGCACGATGAGGCTCTCATCGGTGACGCCGACTTCGAGGCGCTGCGTTTGCCCACCGAGGGTGCAGGTGCGGCAGTGAATGAAGCCTTTGACGCGAGCGGAGTGGTTCATCGCCCGCGCCTCTCGAAGTGCTTGCGCAGGTGCTCGTCCATGAGATCGCCGGCTCGTTCGCTCGTCGTGCTCACGACGGCGACGAGCAGCGCCTCGCGGTCGCTCGCGCTCTCGAAGCGGGCGAGGATGTCGAGCATGTCGGCGACGGCGCGCATGCGTTTGCGCGTCGACTGGAAGTTCAGCTCGCCCTTCGCCTCTTCGCTGCTCATCGTGCGGCCCTGCCCTTGGCGGTGAGTTTGGAGCGGATGATGGTGACGGGTTTCATCGACAGGTAACCTTTCTCTCGCAAGCGTTGAATGAGCTGGTGGGCGGCGTTGGGGCTCTTGCCGAGGGCGTCGGCGAGCCAGCGCACGGTCGGGGGCTCGCCGGCGTGTTCGTCGCAATGGCGGCGGTAGGCGACGAGTGCTTGTTTCTGCGCGGTGGTCAGTTCGGTATTGGGGGTCATGGTCGGTTCCCGGGGATTATGGACAAGCTCCTACCCTATGGTACTCATTCCAGTCATGCAACGCGCCGTCCCACCCACCTCTGCCGTCCATCCCCGTCCATCCCCTCTGTCCCGACTCCACCCGCGTACCAAAGTGAGGCAGCCCCCCTCGGGGACTCTATACACTTCCGTCACGCTTCGTCTACACGTAGACGCATGTCGACACCGCGTCGACACCGGGAGCAGGGACGCGCCCGAGGTAATCCAGGGTGGCGACACCCTGACGGAGGTGGCCGTGGAAGAAGGCAGAGGGCAGAAGCGCCCGAAGTTCTTGCGCTTGGGCGAGACTTCGGGGGGTGTGGGCGGGGGTGCGGCGGACAACGACACGGCCCCGGCGTTCACGGTGACGCGGGGCGAGCTCGCGGGGCTCGTGCGGCAGGCGGTCGAGAGCGCGCTCGGCGAGCGGCGGGCTCAGCCGGTGCTGCTCGATCGGGAGGCCCTGGCGCTCTGCCTCGGCTGCAGCTCGAGCATGGTCGATAAGATGCGGCGGCAGGGCATGCCGCACCTCAGGCTCGGCGAGAGCCCGCGCTTCGAGCTCGAGGCGTGCCTGTCGTGGCTGCGAAAGGACGGTGCGGCGTGAGCACGCGCGTGTTTTCCGACCCGGTCATCGTGCCGCTCGACGAGCTCGAGGAGAAGCTCGCGCTCGTGCCGGTCGCGACCCTCTGCTCGGTGCTCGCTCGCCAAGGCCTGTTCATCGTCGAGCGGCAGGGAAAGGAGCCCGTCACGGTCTGGCGCGGCAGCGTCACGGACCTCGTCACGGGCCTCGCGGCGCAGCTCACCGTCGAGCAGCTGGCAGAGCTCGCCGGCGAAGCGGCGCTCGCGTGGCGCGAGGCAGCGAAGAAGGTGAAGCCATGACCGAGAAGAAGAGGCCCGGTCGCCCCCGCAAGCCGAGGCCCGTCCGTCTCGCGTCGGGCAAGACGGGGGCGCGCGTGACGCTCGATATCGACGGCGTCGCGGTGCGGCGCCGGGTGCAGTTCGACACGGCCGAGCTCGACGTGGCTCGCGTGAAGATCGGAAAGCTCACGGCCGCCGACTTGCCCGCGCCGGGCGAGGCGTCGCTCGTCACCTTCGAGGAGCAGGCGGTCGTCGCGCTCCGAGCGCGAGAGGCGCGCCAGGTCTCGCGCGTCGACATCGAGGAGGGGCGCCTTCGAAACCACGCCTACCCCTTCGTGACCGAGAGCCACCCACTGCCATTCGGAGCGCGCCCCATCGCGGCCATCACCCCGGACGAAGTGAAGGCGCTGCTCGAGGATCAGCGCAGCCGGGGCTACTCGGACGACCACGTGAAGCATCTCCGAAAGGCGCTCAAGTTCACGTTCGAGAGCGCGGGGCTCGCCACCATGGACGATCCGAAGGCGCGGATGCCGCTCTTCAAGGCGACGCTCGACAAGACGCGGGCCGTGGCGCGCGACGAGGTCCTGCTCGCGTATCTCGCCTGGCAGCACCCCGTGCCCCGGCACCGCGTCGGGGTGCTCATGCGCCAGACGATGAGCTGCATCGCGCGCTGCCTCGGCGGCGAGCGCACCAACGATCTGCACGTCGCGACCTGGGAGGATAACTTTCTGCTCGACGAGGACGCGAGCGGAGAGCCCTCGTTCGCCGAGGCGTGGGTGCCCCGCACGAAGGGCGCGGCGCCCCAGCGCATGGAGGTGCCCGAGGGGCTCGCTCCGGTCGTCTATCGCTGGTGGGTGCACCAGGGGCGGCCCCGCAAGGGTCCGGTGTTCCCGCTGCTCCGGGGAGAGAGCGCCGGCGGCCTGCGCGAGACGCAGGACAGCCACGCCCACGCGATGCGCCAGGACCTCCGGCGCGCGCTCGGTATCGAGCGCTGGGACCCAGACGCCGGCCGCGGGCAGAGGGGCCCCGTCGGCCGCTGGGTGCCGGGTCGCCCGATGACGGGTAAGGAGCGGGAGCTGTTCGAGGAGACGAAGTACACGCTGCCCGTCGACTTCCACTCTTGGCGACGGGCGTGGAGCCAGGCGCTCGGCAAGGCGGGGGTCAACGTGCAGACGAGCGCGGCCTTGACGGGGCACGCCTCCGACTTGCGCGCCCACGGCCGCTATCTGCAGAACCCGACGGAGGCGCTCGCGGTGCCGGCGGGGGCGGTGCCGAGCAGACTCTTGCCCTCGGGTCAGTCGCGGGAAGGTGAGCGCCAGGTGATGACCATCGCCCCTTCTGCTCACCCAGCGAGCACCTTCGGCTCACCGAATATTGGCCAGCTCTCGGCCGAAACTCGGTCTGAGAAAGTATCCAAGGAAGGAGAAAGCTCAATGATATCGCTGCGCGCCCGGAAGGATTCGAACCTTCGACCCTTGGCTTCGGAGTCCAAGACCGAAGCTGTTTTTAAGGGGTTTTCGCATGGAAGAGTCGTTTCGGGTGACCTCGAAAACGACGCCAAACCACTCGGTGCGACTGCCGCCGGCCAGAACTCCCGGCCATTACTCGGCAGCCTCGACGAGGCCCTCGAGCTCGCCGTGCGCCTGGCGATGAGCGAGGGCGATCTCGACTCCGCCACGGCCCTCTTGGAGGTCGCCAAGCGCCGACGTGCGGTAGCCCCCGACAACGTCTCCTCACTCGACGCCCGCCGGAGGAAGTCATGACCGAGTTCAGCCGAACCGAAAGCACCTACACCGACGACACCATCGCCGTCATGCGCGACACCATCACCGCGCTGCGCGAGCAGGTCGCCGAGCTGCGCCAGAGCAACGACGAGCTGCGCCGGCACGCCGAGACTCTGCTCGCTAGGCTGGATGGTTTGCCCCTGCCGGAGGATGGTTTGCCCCTGCCGGAGGGCATGTGAGCACCGCGCACGACTGGCTGCGGCGCGACGGGATGACCGTGCGCGAGATCGCCAAGGCCCTCCACATCTCCACCAACCGCGTCAAGCAGCTCGAACACCGCGCGCTCGAGAAGCTCCGCCAGAACCCATGGATCGCGCGCCAGCTCTTCCAGTTCGTCGACTTCGAACCCGGCGAGCGCCCCCCGGAGGGGGCCACCCGATGAGGCATCCCTACACCCCCGTCTTCCGCGACTTCCTCACGAGCAGCATGTGGGCGGCTGACCCGGCCACGCGCTGCGTCTGGATTTGGTTCCTGCTCATGGCCGACCCCGAGGGCTTCGTCGTCGGCACCGTGCCCGGCGTCGCGCAGCAGGCCGGCGTCACCCTCGACCAGGCGAAGGCCGCCATCGCTCTCATCGAGAGCCCCGACCCCTACTCCTCGACGCCCGACTTCGAAGGGCGTCGCGCGATCAAGGTCGAGCGCGGCTGGCACATCGTCAACTTCGTCGCCTACCGCGAGCGCGCCAAGGGCGAGGCCGAGAAGGCACGCAAGCGCAACTGGGCCAAGCAGAAGCGCGCGAAGCAGCTGCCCTTGCCGTTCCCCGAGGAGACCGGCCCGCTGCCGTACGACGCCGAGGATCACTTCCTCGCGACCGGTGAGCGCGTCGACACCCGTCCACACGTAGACGCGAGTAGCGAAACCGTAGACGCACCTAAACCGAAACCTAAACCCAAACCCTCTTCTGAAGTTGTTGTACCTCCCGCGCGCGAGGGCTTCGATAACGAAGAGCTCGACACCATCCCCGTCGTGCGCCGCTTCCACGACCTCGAAGGCCTCGACGAGACGGGGCTCGAGGACGAAGCCGTGCTCGCCGGCGTGAGCCGCGAGTGGTTCCGCGAGCGCCTCGCCTCCGCTCGCAACCTCGCCAGCATCGGCGGGCGGTCGGGCGTGCGCGATCAACGCGAGTGGGTGAGGCAGCAGTTCGGCAACTGGCGAACGTGGGAGGAGACGAACCGGGCGAAGGATGCCCAACGCTCCGCCGCTACGGCCCCTAGGAGCGGCTTCCGTGGCCCGGCGCTCCCGGTGGAGCCCTTCGAGCCCGACGCGCGCCAGAGGGCGTTCGCGGCCAAGCACGGGCTCCCGCTCGAGGCTCTGCTGAAAGGTGTGCTCGCTGACCACCCCCAGCCCTTGCCCGCCCCGCTGTCGAGGCGCGACGTGCTCGGCGAGCGGCTCACCGTCGCCGCCAAACAAGCGCGCGCGGGCTTCGACCCGACGGGCAGGCTCACCCTCGAGCAGCTCGAGCAGTGGGGCCCGGTCCCGCCGGGCGGCGCCATCCCGGAGGTCGCGTGAGCCTCACCCCAAAGCAGGCCCGGGTCTTGCGCTTCATCGGCTCGTTCGTCGCCGAGCACGGCTACCCCCCGACGCTCGAGGAGATGGGCAAGCACTTCGGGACGACCAGCCCTCACACCGGCTTCTGCAGCGTGATCGCCCTCGTGCGCAAGGGCATGCTCACGAAGACGCCGCGCATCGCGCGCGGGCTCGCGCTCACCGAAGCGGGCCGCGACTACCTGCGCTACCTCAAGGTGGTCACATGATGCCGCCCACCGTGCGCATGCACCCGGTGCCGTGGAGCCTGACCTTCCAGTACGCGAAGAAGGGCGACGTCTTCTTCGTCGTGCTCGATGGTCTGCGCTGGCCGCTCGAGCTCCGGCAGAAGCCGCCCCGCGTGCGGCTGCTCGAGGACGGCAAGCGCAGGAGCAGCCCCGTGCTCTGCGAGATACTCGACCCCTGGCCGAACGCGCCCGACTACTACCCGCCCGAGTGGAAGCCCGGCGCGGGGCCCGCCCCCGAGGGCTCGCTCTATCACCACTGTCCCGTTCCGGGCTGGTAATCGACATGCACGCAACAGTCACGACTGGTACTTGTCCCAACGTCATGGCACACCGAAGGCAGTGGACATGACGACCCACTACGCCCAGCACCGGGCCCGCACGCAGTTTTCGAGGAAGCTCGAACAGCTGCACTTCGAGCTCTCGGTCGAGAGCCCGCGCCGGGTGCTCGACTACCTCATCGACCATCTCGACGACCTCCTGCCCCGCGTCGGCGACAACACCCTGCGCGACTCATTCGCGGCGCAGCTCGCCCGGGCGAAACAGATCGTCGCCCGCCGCCACAACCTCCGCCTCGTGAAAGGAACATGACCATGCCCCAGAACAAGACCATCGCCCTCGTCGACGTCGGCTGCCTCTTCAAGCGCACCTACGAGGCGAACCCCAACGCCGGCGGACAGAACACGCTCGCCGAGATTGAGCGAGTCGCGGCCCGCGTCGACCGCGTCGTGCTCTGCCTCGACTACCCGCCCTACGATCGCAAGGAAGTATTCCCCGACTACAAGGCGAACCGCGTCGAGCCCGAGACGACCGAGATCTATCAGAAGCGCTGGCTCTACGACGCGCTCAAGAGTCGCGGCTACCCGATGGCGCGCGTCAAGGGGAAGGAAGGCGACGACGTCATCGCGACGCTAGCCCGCATCTACGGCGAGAGCTGGGCGGAGGTCTGGCTCGTCGGCGCCGACAAGGATCTCGCTCAGTGCGTCACCGACAACGTGCTGCAGCTCGTCCCCAAGCACGGCGAGCGCGCCGAATACTTCCGGGGCCCGAAGGAAGTGAAGGAGAAGTTCGAGGTCACCCCCGAGCAGATCCCCTTGTTCCTGGCGCTCACGGGCGACAAGAGCGACAACGTGCCGGGCGTGCCGGGCATCGGCCCCGTCAAAGCCGCCGGCCTCATCGGCGAGCACAAGACGCTGACGGGCATCGCCGAGCACCTCGCCACCGGCTCGGGCAAGGTGTGGGAGTCGCTGCGCGCGAACTGGGAACAGCTCGTCTTGTCGCTCAAGCTCACGACCCTCGACACGAAGCTCGACCTCGACGCCGAGGCCCTGCTCGTGCGCGCCGAGCCGAAGGTGGCCGAGACGATGGCGCCCCAGGTCGAGCTCGCGTTCGACGGCTTCATGGGCAACGCCACGCCCATGCCCGAGCCCTCGCGGCACGAGCTCAGCGCGGCCGCCGCCGCCGCAGACGCGGAGCCCGCTTTCCAGGCGAGCAAGCCCGAGTATGAGCAGGGGCCGCGCGGCGGGGCGGTGCCGCGTGAGCCCCTCATCGGCAAGGACCCGCGCGCCGACGAGTTCCTGCGCCAGGAGGCGGCCGCCCGTGCCGAGCACGAGCGCGAGCGCAACGCCGACCGCGCGGCACGCGAGCAGCACGAGCAGGAGGAGAAGCGCGAGGAGGAGTGGCGGAAGGCAAAGCGGGAGGAGTTCATCCCTTTCGGCGAGCCCCGCGCCGCCCAGACCGCTGCGCCATTCGTGCGCACCATCACGTCTACACAGAACGGTGCAGTGCCCAATCCTCCGGCTCCCGTCCTGGCCATGCCTGGGCCCGCCAAGGCCAACTTGCGCGGGCTCGCCCTGCTGCGCGCCCCGTTCGAGAAGCATCAGATTAGCAAGCTGCCGAAAGGCACGAAGGAGCAGAACAACTGCCCGCCGAACGAGAAGCGCAATTGCAACGTGTGCGGCGGCTGGCACCACCCGCGCATCATTCACCTCGACTACGTCGGGCACGCCGCGCTCACCGACAGGCTGCTCGAGGCCGACCCCATGTGGACGTGGGAGCCGATGGCCGTCGACCCGAAGGGGCTGCCGCTCTTCGACGCGACCGGCGGTCTCTGGATCAAGCTCACCGTCTGCGGCGTGACGCGGCTCGGCTACGGCAACGCGCAGAGCAAGAACGGGCAGGACCCGGGCGCGCGCGAGAAGGAGATTATCGGAGATGCCCTGCGCAATGCGGCGATGCGCTTCGGCGCGGCGCTCGAGCTCTGGCACAAGGGCGACGACCTGCACGATGAAGACTGGGATGCGTCCGCCGCATGGAAAGCGATCGGTGGCGTGTGAAGGCCGAGTCCAAGACCACGACGAGGGTCACCGTCACCATCCTGCTGCGCGAGCTCGTCGAGATCGCGCAGGCGAAGGGGATCCATATCCCCTCGGATGCGGCGATCGGCGTCTACCCGGCGCCCTTCGACGACGAGTTCGCCGTCGGGGAACAGGGCGTCGTGCTCGAATGGCAGGTCGACCATGCCCAGAAGCAAGGCTGAGGAATGGCTCGCGGTCGCACTCGCCGAGCAGGCCCTACCGGGGTGGGACTTGACCCGGGAGTTCCCGTTCGACAAGGCACGCAAGTGGAAGTTCGACTTTGCCTTCCCGAGCCAGAAGCTCGCGGCGGAGATCAACGGCGCCGGCCGACACCAGTCGTTCAAGGGGATGACTGCGGACTACGAGAAGTGGAACGAGGCCGTGCGCCAGGGCTGGCGCGTGCTGCTCTTCCGGGCGAACGCCATCAATCCGACGAGCGCGCAGCGGGCGGCGGCGTTCATCCTCGAGGTGCTCTGCTGTCCCCCGAGCACAGCGCTCGACTCCGGCGAGTAGCGGCAGCCGAAGGACGCAGCATCGAGAGCGTCCTGTCCGACGCGGTCCTGCTCTTCTGGACGCGGTGGGCGCTCGAGCGGCGCCTGCCGCCCGGCGACTGGTAGTCAGTGCGGGGGCTGGCGCCGAAGGATGACGGTCGGCGCCCGCGATCGCCCGCTGTCCTTCGGCGGCTCGTCGACCACGTCCCGGAACTTCTTCCGGGCCCGCCGCCGCTCGCGCAGCTCGTCGGCTCGGATGGCCACGCCGAGCAGCACGTCGACCACCTTCCAGATCGCTTTGAAGACGCTCACGACCTCACCCGCTGGAAGTGTGGACCGTCGTCGAGCGGAAACTTCTTCAGGCCGTGAATGCGCTGGTAGCGCTGCACGTAGAGCGCGCGCTCGCCGTCGAAGTCGTCCGGGTCGAGCTCGACGAGCTCCGCGTCCCAGACCCGACCCCACACGAGCCGCACCCCGAGCTTGCCGCTCGCTTCGAGCACCGCTCGGGCCACCTCGTTACAGAGCGGCATCTCCCATCGGAGCTTGCCGTTCACGAAGGGCACGAGGTCGACCGCGTCGCCCGTCAGGTGGTAGCTCTCGAGCGTGCGGCTCGCCCCCGACGCGACGAGCTTCTTCTGCTCGGCCAGCGTCCGCAGCCCGTCGTGCACCGTGAAGTCGATCTCGCTGATGAGGATGGCCTTCCTCACGACGGCTACGACATCGGGGTGCACGCCGACGAGGTTCGATTCGCTGAGCGCCCCGAGCCGGAAGCTCATCGAAGCGCCTCGAGGATCGCGTCGAACAGCCCCTTCCACTTGGGCAGCACATCCGACAAGAGCGGCAACGCCACGATGGCGATGCCGAGTATCCCCCCGCCCTTGGCCACCTTGTGCCCGAGCGTCGTCTCGACCTTCTCGATGCGCGGCGCGTGGTCCTGCTTCACGAGCTTCTCGACAGCGTCGATGCTCGACCGCTGCAGCGCCAGCTCTTCGTGGAAGAGATCGAAGCGGCGGTTCATCATCCCGCCGAAGCCGTCGAGCTGCAGCGCCATCTTTCGCTGGATGCTCAGTATCTCGGCGATCGTGTCGCTCTGCGTCTGCACGAGCTTCTTGAACGGCTCGCCTCGCGGCGGCGGCAGGCGCGGCACACGCTCGGTCGGCGGTATCTCGACGACCTCGTCGTCCTTCAGCTCGGACGGACGGGGGAAGCGCGGGCGGCGTGGCTCGTCCGTCACGCCGCAGAGTACCGCACAGGCGAGCAGTGGTCAAAGTTGACGAACGGCCGGCGCGGCCTCAAGCTCTGGTAGTGTTCGGGTCTGTCCCTGTTTCCTGGGGCAAAGCCGTCCGGGGCGAGCCGGACCCGAGGGCGACGATCGGGTAATCGTTGTCAGGCTGGCGTGCTGTAACCGCGTCAAAGCGCTGGCCCCCGGCGCGGCCGACGGGGGCGCTCATGCCATGGCCCCTCCCCACGTGAGCGCGGGGAGGGGCGGCTCCATTGTGGGGCGCTGTGCTGAATGGGGCGTGTTGCACCGAGGTGTTTCACGTGAAAAGCTAAAGGATGGCGCCCTCTTGCCGTTCCTTTCCGATTGTGCTTCCCACCCGCGCGCTCGGTCTGTTACTCAGTCTGCCGCTCGCTCTGGCGTGCCAGAAGCCTGAAGGTACCCCCCCTCCCTCGGGTAAAACCAGCCACCAGAGCGAGCGATCTACTCCGCCCCCCGACGCCGAAGTCGGCGAGGCGTACTGCTACGTGGCATTCGGTCCCGACGAGGCTCTGCGGCGCGACGTGGAAGAGGCGGCCGCTCGCTGGGCCGTCGCCACCGGCTGTGACATCTACGTCGCCGACGGCGGCGTGCCCGTCGTGCTCGTCGCGAGCGTCCTGCGCCCGGATGGCTCCGAGGCGCCCGGCGTGACGAGCGCCGAGCGCGACCGCATCGAGATCAACGCGCACGCCCGCCCCGCGCAGCGCACGCGCACTGTATCGCACGAGCTCGGGCACGCGCTCGGCGGCGACCACGTCGACTCGAACGGCGTGCTGTCGGGGCAGAAGGAGCGGCTCGACGTCATCGACTCGGCGGCGCTCGACAGCGTCTGCTCGCGCCTGCCCTGCCTCGAATTGAACCCCGAGGAGTTCTAGGACTCGGGATCAGGGGTGGTCACGTTTGCCCGCGAGCGCGTGATGACGAGCTGCGCCTCGTCGCCCGAGCCCTCGACTCGGAAGTACCAGGAGTCACCGGACGCGATGTGGCGCGCGGGCAAGAGCTGAGCGAGCGCGGCACTGAGCAGCATGTCAAAGTCGTCGTCGGTCGTGCCCTGGGTGCGGCGGCGTTTGGCGTTGGCCATGGTGATCCCTTCAGCCTCGAAGCTCCGAGAGCACCGACTCTACCACATGCCCCGCCCTCAATCGCGGCTCACACCAGAGCTCGGTCCCGCTCTCATCGAGCCGGACGCAGAGCGAGCCGTCGTCGGCAAAGTAGTCCGAACCCCGCACGAACGGGACGCAGAATGGTCGCCACGCGAGGCCCGTGTCCTCTCTCACAGTCGGCAGGGCGTCGCCCAGGCGCACGAGACTCTCTCGGTGTATGGCGCAGAGCCCAAGCCCGCCCGTGCGAATGCGGAAGCCCCGCCCCTCCCGGATGGCGACGTCGGCCTCGCGCTCACTCAGTGGGTTCACGCTCCACCGATCGCCCTCGCGCAGCGGGTACATGCCCCAGACCGCCCGACTCGGCGTGACCTCGACGCGCTCGGCTAGAGCCTGCAGCACGCCCACGGTCGGCACCGTATCGGCGTCGATGAGGATGATGCGCTCGGCCTTCGTCACGAGGGCCTGCTCGATGAGCAGCGACCGCACCCGCGGCACGTCGCTGTGACCGTGCAACGCGAGCCAGGGGAGCCCCGCTTCCAGCATGACCCGCTCGAGGCGGTGATCGATGTGGCTGTAGGCGGGAATGATGATCGCGCTCTTCATAGGTCGACCTCGTCGCGGCAGAGCAGGCGCCACCGACTGCTCGTGCTGTCGTACCACGCGAGAGCCATCTCGCCGGGACGAATGACACGCGAGGTCCCGACGCCGGCGAAGCGGTTCGCCGCCGTCGAACTCGCGCTCTCCATGTGAACGCCCATGTTTGTCGACGCATGCGCGTTGACGAGGAGCACTGTTTGACCGCCCACCACGGCCACCATTCCCGTCAGAGGATCGACAGGCCCCGTGAAACGTACAGCCGAAACGGAGCCAATCACGAGGTCGTTGGCCGCCGTCGTCGCCGTGCTCGTGACGCCGTCGAGAGCAACGGAACTCGCTAGCCGGGTCGGGCTCGTCGCCTGCACCTGGGTGGTTGCGGAGAGCGTCAACGTGCCGCCGGCGGTGAGCGTGATGTCGGCGCTGGCGGTGACGGTGTGGTTCGTGCCGTTGAACGTGTGCGAACTCAGCCAAGTAAACGGCTCGCCGTCGATGATGGCCGCGACCTGGGTGCTCGTGAGCGCCTGGGGCACGCCCGTGCCCGCGCTCTCTGCCCGGCCGATGATGGTCGACTGCGCGAGGTTTGCTTGCTTCGCGAGCGTCACCGCCGCGTCCGCGATGCCCGCCGTCGCGATGGTGCCAAAGCCAAGGGCGCTGCCGCTCTCGCGCAGGACGGCGCCACTCGCCGCTGTCGCCGAGATGTCCGCCGGATCGCCCGTGCTGTTCGCGCTGCGCCCGATGACACTGAGAGCCCCCGAATTGCGCAGCTTCGCGTTCGTGACCTGGTCGTCGTCGATGCCCGCCGTTGCGATGGGGCCAAACCCGAGCAGGGTTCCGATGCGGCGCAGCACGTACCCGTCGACGCCCGCCCCGATGTCGGCGACGTCGCCCGTACTGTTCGCGGCGCGACCGATGACGGTGAGCCCCGCGCTCTGGCGGATCTTCGCGTCGGTCACGGCGTTGTTCGCAATCCCCGCCGTCGCCACGGTGCCAAACCCGAGCGTCGTGCCGCTGACCCTCAGAACCTGATCGCTCGACGCCGTGCCGGAGATGTCCGCCGGATCGCCCGTGCTGTTCGCGCTGCGCCCGATGACACTGAGAGCCCCCGAGTTGCGCAGCTTCGCGTCGGTGACGACGTCGTTGTCGATCGTCCAGACGGTGCCGGTCGAACTGACCGTGACGTCGCCCTTGTCGCCGTCGCTGACGACGCCGCCCGTGATGGTGACGTCGACCTCGTTGTTCGAGCTATCGTCGGTGACCGTGAGGGTAACGCCCGTTCCCTCGATGAGATTGAACCGCCCGCGATCGAACACCGTGCCGGTCGAGTTCTTGCGAACTCGCATCCGCGAACTCGGGATCTCCGGCCGCCAGAACCCTGACCGCGAGCGATAGACGACCGTCGAGCCCCGCCGGACCTGCATGTCCGCCTCGTCGGAGTTGTAGAGCGGGAAGAACGTGGGCGTCGCCAGGTTGTGACCGAGTGTCAGCGTGAACGCCGAGCCCGAATCGTGCTCGATGCGCAGGAGACGCCCATCACCGCTCGCCGTGTTGCTGATCGAGCGTAGCGTCGCATCCGCCGAGAGCTGCAGCACGAGTATGGTGGTGTCATCGTTGAGCGTGATATCGAGCGTGCCCGATGCCGCGACGGTCTGCCGCGTGTTAAACCGGATGTTCTCGCCCTGCTCGGCGCCCGCGAGCGCGACCGGGACGCCCGTGCTCGCGTCAATCTGCCTGCCGATGACCGTGCCGGCGGCGAGATTCGCCATCTTCGCAAGCGTCACGGCGCTGTTGTCGATGGTCCACGTCGCGCCTGAGCTCGTGACCGTGATATCGCCGTAATCCGCATCGGCGACCGCGGTCGCGCGGGACACGGCCACGACACGCCAGTCGTTGTTGTTCGTTTCCCAGCGCAGGATCGCCGACTCGCGAAACCCGAGCACGAGCGCGACGCCACCGGGCGTGCGTAGACGGTTCGCGGTTAGCGAGCCCGCATCGAGGCTCGCGAGCGTCAAAGGATTACCCGCCGCCGCGATATTCTCGAGCAACAACAGGCGTCCTTGCGCCCCGCCCGTGATGCCCGTAAGGGTCTGCGCTCCGGTGGGCGTGATGCGCATGACGGTCGTGTCAGCGTTGAGCGTTTGGTCGTTGGTAGTCGCGGCGAGCGTCACCGCCTGGGTGGTGCCGAAGCGGATGAGTTCGGCGACCTCGAGCCCCGTCAGATCGACCGGAACACCCGTTGTGGCGTCGATCTGACGGCCCTTGACGGTCCCTGCCGTCATGTCGGCGAGCTTCGCGTTCGTCACGGCCGCATCCGTGATGCCCGCTGTCGCGATGGTGCCAAACCCTACCGTGCTCCCGCTCTCGCGTAGCACCGAGCCCGAGGCGGCGACCGCGCTGATGTCCGCCGGATCGCCCGTGCTGTTCGCGCTTCGCCCGATGACACTGAGCGCGCCCGAGTTCCGGAGCTTTGCGTTCGTGACGGCATCGTCGGCGATGCCCGCCGTCGGTAGCTGGCCCCAGGCGGGCGGCGCTCCCGCTCCCGCCGTGACGATGGTGTGACCCGTGGTCCCCACGGCGCCCGATATCTGCCACGCGCCCGTCGACTCATATTCGACGCGCTCGACGCCACCCGTAAAGATGCGGCACGAGCCCGTCGGTTCGAGCACGACCTGATCGTCGGCGGTGATGGTGACGCGGTTATCGTTCGCCGCCGTCTTGGGGGTCAGTCCCGCATGAATCGCGACCCCGCCGGCCGTGTCGCCCGCGTTGATGACGACGTCGGCTTGCGCCGTCAGCAAGTAGTCGACCGCCGACGCCTGGATCAGGTTGCCCGCCGACGTCTGGATCGTGCTCGTCGCGCCCGCGGTCGTGTTGGCCGCGCCGCTCACGTTGACGGTATGGCTCGCCCCCGTGAAGGAGTGCGCGCCCGTCCACGTCGCATTCTCGCCGTCGATAATGCTGACGACCTCGGTTGGAGTCAGATCGGTGGGGTCGCCCGTGCCTGCCCCCTCGGCTCGGCCCTTGACGCGGCTTTGCGCCATCTGAGCGAGCTTGGCGTTCGTGATAGCGTTGTTGGCGATACCGGCGGTAGCGACCGTGCCCCACCCGATCGTGCTGCCACTCTCGCGCAACACGACGCCGGTCCCAAACGTCGCGACGATGTCCGCCGGCACGCCCGTGGTGGTCGTCGCGCGACCGATGACGGATATCCCCGCGCTGTCGCGGAGCTTGGCGTTGGTCACCGCCGCGTCCGCGATCTGCGCCGTCACGACCTGGGCGGCGACGATGTTGCCTGCGACGCGGCCGAGTACGCTGTTCGTGCCGACGGGGAAGTCGGTCGGATCCGCCGTGCTCGCCGTCGCGTTTGCCTTGACGGTGTTGGCCGCCATGTCGTCGAGCTTCGCGTTCGTGATGGCGTTCGCGTTGACGGTGACGGTGTTGTTGTTCTGCAGCGCCGTGACGTCGCCCGTCAGCGCTTCGCGCACGAACGACTTGCCGACATTCTCATACGTGATGCTGATGCTATCGAGGTCGGAAAGAGGCGTGGGCTGGGGGTACGTCGTCGCGCCCGAAGTGTTGCCCATGAACGTGTTGTCGAGCACGTCGCTGAGCCTGAAGTTGTGGGTCGCCGCATCCCAGCCGATGCCGAATAGATCCTGCGCGAGCTGCGCGAGATCGGTGTATGCGGGCCGTGCCGTGGCGCCCGTCACGTTGCCGACGAAGCGGTTGTCGCTGATGAGCGGCAGATCGCCGAGCGTGAAGTTCCGGAATTGCAGCGACGTGCGCACCGACGGCGAACGGAGAAACACGCTCTCGCCGGTGAACGTGCCCGTCCCGGGCACGGTGATGTCTTCGAGGTTGCCGGTCCCCGCGAGCCCCGCCCTGCCGAGCACGCTCAGATCGTCGATGGCGATCTCGGTCGGCGCCGCCGTGCTTGCCGTCGGGTTGCCGAGCACGGTGTTGGGGCCGATGGGCGTGAGCGCGCCCGCGGGCACCGTCGTGCCCGTGCTCGCGACGCCAGGGATGAACGAGATGACGAGCCCGCCGCCGTCGACGAAGGGATCGTCATGGCTGCTCTCGATGACGGTGACGGAGAGATCCCAGTACACCCCTTGATCGGTCATCGAGTTGAGGTCGAACCGAATGAACCTCGCCGGGTTCACGGCGTCGCTCAGCGTCACCACCCCGAGCGGCGTGGTCGCGCCGCCCGCCATCACCTCGAGCCACGGCCGTGCGTCGACGAGTCGCGCGTTCTGCTCGCTCACCCGGAGCGTCGTCGCGGTATCCTGCGGGCTCGCGTTGAGCCGCACGCGCCCCGCCGTGGGATCAGCAGCCGCCGTCTCGGTCGAGAAGTAGTACTGCAGCGGATTGCCCGATGGGGCGTTGTCCGTTGTCTGTAGGTAAACGTCGTTGACCTTGTTCCGCGTCGCCTTCACCGCGGGGAACAGCTCGCGGTTGATGTAGTCGATGAGGTTGTCGAGCGTCGGCCGCCCGCTGAAGGGGCGCACCGCCTGCTGCACCCCCGTGCGCTGGTTCTGGTAGCCCGCCTGGCGCTGGGCCTCCGATAGCTGCCGGTCGTCGCAATCAGCCATCAGCTACTCGGCGGGTCGATGAGCGCGAGTTCTGCGTGCCGCACGAAGAGCGTCTCCTGCACGGCGTCGTAGACCGTGCCCGTCCCCACCCAAAACCCCGTCACCCGCTCGGGCTTGCGGCTGTCGTAGGCGACCGAGTACACCCCCGCGCTCGCCCGCACGATGGGCTGCATACCCACGGGGTAGTGCGTGCCCGCCGTCGGCGAAGCGTTGTAGGTCCATTCGAGCTCGGTCCCGTCCACGTGCTCGCGCATGTAGAACTTGACGGTCGTCGGATCCGTCGCCGTCCCCGCCGAGGTCTGGAAGGTGGGCGAGCTGAACGTGTAGCGGTTGCCGAGTGCGATGCTCATTGCAGGGTGAGGCTCGCCTCCACCGAGAGGGTGCCGTAGGCGTCCATTCGAAGCACGAGCGCGTTGAGCGTCTGCGTCGCCGCCGCCGTCACCGTCAGACTCGGCAGCTCGATGTCGGCGCCGCTGCCGATGGCGCCGACCGAGCCCGAGAGCGCCGTGTCGCCGTTCTGGTTGGTAATGATGAAGCGGTTGGCCGTGCCGGCGACCTCCGTCCCCGTCGAGCTGATAGGGGTCGAGGCGGCCACGATGCTGTCGAGGTTGCCCGCCCCGAAGGGCGAAGCGGCGAGCGGGAAGACCGCGAGCGAGGTGTTCGTCTGGTAGAGCGTGAAGTTCGCCGTGCCCGAGCCCACCAGCATGTAGGTCTCGAACCCGTCGAGCATCGACGCACGAGCGCCGAGTGAGAGCGTCATGCGAGCGCGTTCACCAGCACGTCGGTGGCCGTCCTCGTGCTCGTCGCCTTGTGGCAGTTGAGCGACAGCGCCGCGATAAACACCGTCGCGTTCTGCGTGGCCGCGGTGAACAGAAACCGCACGTCCTTGAACATGCCGACGTAGACCTCGTCTTCGTTCGAGACGTCGTCGTTCAACGTGCCCGAAGCATAGAACTCGTTCCACGTGACACCCTTGTCGTCCGACCACTGCCCGGTTACCGTGCCGGTGATGGTGCCTCCGGCGCTGTCGAACACGAGCCCGTACTGGAACCACTGCTGTCCGAGCAGGTGGAAGCTGCCGCCGGGCGGGAACGACGTCACGCTGTTGAACAAGGTCACCGCGGCGGCCGTCGTGGGCAGCGCCGTGTCGACATATTTGATGATGGTCTGGCTGCTCATTATCTATCGTCTCCTCTGGATCGTCTCGGTCCGTCGCCGCTCGCTCTCGCTCTCTTCGGCGGCCTTCGCTTCCGCGATCTCCTTCAGCCGCTTGTCGCGCGCCGCCTCGTAGCGCCCGCGCGCGCCGCTCTCGGCTCGCCGCTGCGCCGCCTCCGTCTCGCCGCCGCCCATGAGCGCAGGGCGCCCGGCGGTCGAGCCGCGCAAGGGCCCGAGCGGGCCTTCGAGCGCCCGGAGCACCGGGAAGGCGAGCCGGAGCTGGGCGGCGTCCATCATGTTCTGGGGCGCGAAGGGCGAGCGCGTCTGCCCCTGCGGGCCGCGGAAGCTCGCGCGGTTCTGGATGGCGAGCGTCTCCTGCAGACCGCGCAGGCGGTCGAGCTGCGGGCGGACGCCGGCCTGGTCGGCGAGAGTCTTGACCTGGTCGACGAGCTGCTTCTCGCCGGGGCGGCTATGGTAGAGGCCCGCGACGGGCTGGAAGGCGTCGCCCCCGGGCGCCACCGACTTCTGGATGTTCGCGTGGCGCGCGGCCTCCGCGTCCTGCTTCTCGAGCAGCTCGTTGTACCCGCCCCGCTTGCCACCGACGGGGAACTGACCCCGGTCGCGCTTGGCGGCCTTGACCAGGTCGTCGTCCTTCAAGAGCCCGATCAGGGTGTCGGCGCGGCGCGCATCGAGCGCGCGCGGCGAGACGTACACCGCATCGATGCCCCGCTGCCGCAGGTAGTCGCCGAGCGTCCCGTTCGCCTCCACGAACGAGGCCTCGTCGACCAGCTCGCGGAGCACCTGTTGTTCGACCGCGTCGCGGCGGGCCGCCGTCGGGGTGACGTCGCCGACGATGTCCTCGATGCTCGCCTCGATCTCTTCGTCGGCTGCCGCGCGCTTCTTCGGATCGAGCGTCCGCAGGTACGAGTCGCGCTCGATGCGCTCCTTCGGAGCCGCGCCCGCGCGCTGGTTCGCTGCTTTGATGTCGTCCTCGAGCAGCTTGTAGCGCGCTCGCGCCCCGAGGAAGTTCTCCGCCTCGTCGGGGGTGAGCTTCGCCGCTCCCTTCGCCGGAGACGTCGACACGTCGCCGGCCACGCTGTTGAACACCTTGAACGAAGGCGGCGTGCGGTCGTCGACCGCACGCAAGCGCCCGCCCTCTTGCGGCTGGTAGTGGTCGCGGAGCTTCTCGAGGGCGGTCTCCTGCGTCTGGGTCACCGGCACCGGCTGGGCCCCCTCGGGCTCGCGGACGTATCTCGCGCGCACGGCGCCGGCGCGGTCGGCCGAGACGCGGGCGTTCTGCTCGGCGGCCTTGCCCACGGGCCCCGCGATCTCCTCGGTGAGCACGTCGCTCGGCTGGTAGCCGCCCTCGTTCGCTTCCTTCACGAGCGAGCGCGTCTCGCCGCTGAGCCTCGGCTCTCGGCCGAAGCGATACTCCATGTTCGCCTCCGTCCGCCCCACGGCGCCAGGGCCGCGCGGCCCCGTGAAGCGGGGCGACTGGCGGATGCCGGCGGCGCCCGCCTCTGCCAGGCGCCGCCCGCCGCTGCCGAGGCCGGCGAGGATGCCGCCCGTTTCCCCCACGTCCCGCACGCGTTCTCCCGCCTCCGCCAGGTCGGGCATCTCGCCGCGCCCTGAAGCATCGACGTACTCCTGCAGGACCTGCCCCGTGCCGGCGGCGACCGCGCCCGTCGCGGCGTCACCCACGGCCCCCGCCACGCTCTTGACGGCAGGGGCCGCCACATCGGCCGCATAGGCCCCGAGCCGCGTCTTGGCTGCCGCCTGGGCCAGCCAGGCGCCGCCCTGCTCGAGCCCGCCCCAGAGCTTGTTGAAGATGCTCCGCGGGCTCAGCATCCCGACGACCTGCCCCGCGCCGTAGGAGAGCGGATACTCCTGCTCCGTCCAGGCGTTCACCTCCGCGCTCGACTGCGGGACGCTCTCGTTCACGCCCGGGCGAGGCTGGGTGAGCATCGACGTCGGCTCGTACCGCTCCTGCGATGCGCGCGCCGCGCCGGCGGCTCCCATGTCGTCGACGCCGAGCACGAAGGCCTGCGCCTGGTTGGCCCATTCGGAGTCGGCGCCCTGGACTTTGAGCTTCAGCGTCTCGGGGATGCTCTTGTCGCTCTGCAGCCACGGCGCCCGCGAGTAGCGGATGATCTTCTGCCCCTTCTCGGTCGCCGCCTTGTCCACCTGCTGGAACATCCAGTCAGCCGCCGCCTGGTAGAGCGGCGAGTCGGAGGTCATCGAGTCGAGCTCGAGCTGCGAGGGCACCTCGTCGCTCACCGCACGCAGCATCGCGGGGTTCTCGAGCAGGTGCTTGCGCACGACCGCCACCGGGGGCTCGTAGATGAAGATCGCGTCGCGCTGCCCCGCCTGGTACTTCGCCGCCGCCGCCTGATCTCCCTGGGGGTCGTTCGTCGCCGGCTGCAGCGCGAGGATTTGCGGCACGAGCGAGAAGCGCGGATCGAGCATGCCCGCGACCCGCTCGGCCTCCGCTTGCACCGCGGCGTCGTCGCGCGCGCGATCGTCCGGGGTCTGCGCGATGGGCTGCCCGCCCTGGCCGTACGCCGTCCAGTCCTTGCCGTAGACGGCCTGAATGCCGCCGAGCCCCTCCTCGGATCCGGGCGTCGGCTTCTGGTCGATGACGGCGCCCTTCTTCGGCGCCGCCGCCGCGAACTCGGGGTGCGCCTTCAAGAGCTCCGCGAGCTCGGCTTCTTCTTCGGGGGTGAGCGCCATCCTAGCCGCCTCGCTTCTTCAAGAGCTCGATGATGCGCTTCTCGGCCGCCGTCTTCGGCTCGGGCAGACCGAGGTCGTTCGGCGCCGCCTGCGCGGGAGAGGGAGCGTCCGCCTTCGCCGGCGCCTTGCCGCCCTTGATGTAGTAGTCGGCGATGCTGCCGACCGTGATGTCGCCGCCGTCCGCCGGGCGCCACGGCGCGTTCGCCTTCCACTCGTCGGAGTCTTTCTTGTAGACGACGTCGTCGCGGCTCTTCCACTTGCCGACGAACGAGGGCGCGGCGAGCACGAGCGCGTAGTCTTCGGGCGGGCTGTCCTTCGTGATGCCCTTGTTCTTGAAGAGCTTGAGGCCGACCTCGATCTGCTTTTCGAGCGGCTCGCTCGCGTACTCGGCGGCGTCCTTGTAGCCCATGAGCTGCGCCGTGCCGTCGATGAGCTGGAAGACACCCTTTGCGCTCGACTTGTCGTTCGCCGCGTTCGTCGCGCCGCCGCTCTCGCCGCCCATGAGCTGGCCGAGCACTTGCCCGTTGAGGCCGGCGGCGTCGGCCTGGCGCTGCAGCTCCGCGCCCGCCTCGCCCGAGGCCGGCGCGGTCGCGCCCTGACCCGAGCTGCGCCGCGCGCCGCCCGAGGCCTTCTCTCGCTTCTCTCGCTCTTCCCAGTACCGGTTATAGACCGACGCCGGCACCGACCGCTCGACGTAGCTCTTGAAGCCGGCGCGCTCCTCCGGATCGAGTGAACGGTCGTTGTCGATGGTGTCGAAGGCGTTGTCGAGGTACTCGTCGAGGTTTCGGCGCTGCGTCTCGCGCACAGCCTGCATGTAGCTCTTGACGGCCGCCTTCTGCGCGTCGCTCATCCCGCCCCGCACGGCCTCTTGGATGATGGCGAACCCCTTCGTGACCAGATCGCCCTTCGGGATGTTGAACGCGAACTCGAGGTCGGTGTTGCTCGGGGCGCCCTTGAGGTTCTGGGCCTCCATTACGGCGTTGGCGACCATGCCGTCGTCTTCGCGGTTCTTGTTGTTCAGGACGCGATCGACCTCGTCCGCCTTGTTGATCGAGTTGATCGATTTATCGATCGCGCGGTCGCCGTAAAGCGTCTTACCCCGGTCCTCGCCCCACTTGCGCAGCGTGCCCCGCTCCATACGGCCGAGCTCGTTGCCCTTCGCCTTCTGCGCCTGGATGTTCTGCTCGCTCTTGTAGATGTCGAGCGCGGGGGCCATGCCCTTGGTGAACTCGCCGAGCGCGTCGGTCGCCTCGAGCCCGAGCCCCGCGGCGCCCTTGCCGACGGCCTCGGCCGTGTCTCTGAGTGCTCGCGTCGGTAGCGACCCGCCGATGCTCTTGAGCATCGGGCTCAGGCGCGCGTTCGTCTCGGCCGCCATCGCCGGCAAGTCGATGACGTTGCGCGGGACGGCGCCCTGGAAGTCCTCTTCGTCGGGGCCGCGCAGGGGCTTGTTCGTGTCGCGTGCGTGCTGGCTCGCGGCGAGCGCCTGGGCGAAGGCGTCGCCGCGCGAGAGCGACGCCGGCACCATGCCTCGCCCGACGCTCACCTCCGCGACGCCATCGCCCGCGAACTCCTCCGCGGTCGCAAGGTCCGCCTCTCCCGCGGTGATCGCGTCGGTCGTCGCCTCGTCGAGCGCGCCGGTCGCCTCGAAGCCGAGCTCGCCCTCGGCCGACGAGGGCCCCCGCGTCGCGCTCGGGTCGTCGAGCGTGCCGCGCTCGTTCGTAGGGTAGCCGAGCGCGTCCATGCGGCTCAGCGACTGGGTCGCGCTCTCGGTGCCGTCGGCGCTGTCGATGGCGCGCGGCTGCCGCTCCCACTCGGCGCTGGCGCGCGCGGCCTCTTCGGCGCGGTTCTGCAGCTGGAAGACGGGCAGCCCCCCGACGGTGCCGAGGTTATTCGCGTCGATGCCGAGCTGCTCGAGGTAGGGCGTCATCGCGTGCGCCTGCTGCACCTTGCCGCTGCCGGCGAGCTCGCCGAACTTCTGCATCGCGCCCTGCTGCTCTTTGAGCAGCGCCGCTTGCCGCGTGGCCTCCGCCGCCGCGCGCGCCTGCTGCGCTTCCATCGCGGAGCGCGCGTTGCGCCCCGCCTCCTCGATGCGTCGCAGCTCCTCCGCGCGATCGTTCTGCCGCTTCTCCTCCTCGAAGCGCTCGCGGGCGAGCTTGAGCTGCTCGCGGGCGCTTCCGCTACCGTCCGGGGATAGATTCCACGGCGACGCCTTCGTCGGCTGCAGGAGCATGCTCGCAAAGTCGAGGGGCATCGCTCAGCCTCCGCCCTTCGCCTTGGCTTCGGCGACGCCCTTGACCAGCTCGTAGACCTGATCGATCTGCTTCTGGTCGAGCTGCGCGCGCTGCAGGACAGGCAGCACGTCGGTCTGCCATGCCGTTTCGATGTCGGCCTGGCTGCCGTCGATGACGTCATTGAGCGCCTGCGAGATGGCGCCCTGCACCTGCTGGCTGTAGCCGCTGATGGCGTTCATGGCGGCCTGCTGGCGCGCCTGCCGCGAGCCCTCTGCGCCGCTCGCCGCTCGGTTGAAGGAGTCGAGCCGGTTCAGGTCGTTGTTCGAGAGCGTGTTGGCGATGTCGGCGCTCGTCTTGTTCCGGTCCATGCCGAGGCGGCTCGCGCTCTCCGCCGTCCGCATCGAGCTGTCGTAGTTCGCGCGCTGGTTCTCGTCGCCGCGGAAGGCGATGTCGGCGCCCGAGTTCATCCGGTCGAGCGCGGTCCGGTCGGCGTTGTTCATCGCCGAGGTCGTCGCGGTGTAGCGGTTCGTCTCCGCGCTGTCGGCCGAGCTCGCGAGGTTCCCGAAGGCGTTGAGCCCCGAGATGTTCGCCTGCTGCGCCCCGAGCGCCTGGCTGTCGGCGTTATTCGCCATGTTGCCGAGCAGCTCGTTCCTGTTGAGCTCGAGGTTGCCCTGCATGTTGTTGACGTTCGCGAAGGTGTTCACGCCAGCGAGGTTACTGTTGAACGCATCGAGCGAGGTCTGGTCGGCAGCGCGCGCTTGGTTACCGAGCATCGTCTGCTGCCCGAGCGTCTGGTTGCCGGCAGCGTTGGCGAGCCCGCCGTACGTTTGGAGCCCCTGCATGTTCGCGCCGAATGCCGCGAGACTCGACAGGTCGCCCATGCGGGCCTGGTTACCGAGCAGCTCCTGTCGCGCGCGGTTCTCCTGCGCGATGCTCATCTCGTTACCGAACTGGTTCTGAGCGCGCTGGGCGTTCAGGTCGGTGATGATGTTGCCGACGCCCGACAGCGCGTCGCTCGATCCGTAGACGCCGCGCCCCGCCGCCTGGCTGTTGTACTTCTGCGTACCGAGCTGGATGGCCCGATCGTAGAAGGGATCGGCCGAGTCGGGCGTCGGTAGCGCCCCGAATGACTGCTGCGTCTGGGCGTACTGCCCCGCGGCGAGGTTCGGATCCGAATACTGCCCCATCGAGCCGTAGCTGCCGGCGATCTGGTCGTAGAACGACTGCGCCGCGAGCGGCCCGCTCGATGCGTTCTGCTGGTACTGCCCTAGCGCATTGTTGCCGCCCTGGTACTGGCCGATGGCGCCGTACTGCCCCGCGAGCTGCCCGAGCCCCTGCTCGCCCTGCGTGCCGCCGGCGAGGCTCGCCGCGCTCTGGCCGTACTGCCCCTGCGCGTTCTGCGGGCCCGTGTAGCCCGTGAACTGATCGTATTGCCCCATCGCCTGGTCGTAGAAGGCGCTCGCCGGGCCCTGCGCGCCGAAGTTCTGCGTCGCCTGGCGCGCGAACTGCTCGCCCGCCATCGGGTTCATGTACTGGCCTTGCACCTGGTTCCAATACTGATCGCCTTGCCCCGGACCCATCAGGGTGCCGAGGTTGTCGTTCATGAACTGCTCACCCTGGGTCGGGTTCTGCATGTTGTTGTACTGGTCCTGCAGCAGCCCCGCGCTCGGATCGTTCAAGTAACGATTCTGCGTGTATAGAAACGCCTGCTCGTCGTAGCCGGGATTCGTGAGGTTGTTGCCCGGGTTCTGCATCGGATCGCGCGGAGCGAACGCGGCGGCGGCGCCCGTCCGGTCGACGGTCGACAGCTGCGGCGCCGTGGGGCCCGACGTCTGCATCTGCGTCGTCGCCCCCATGCGCGGATCGTAGTAACCCGTGTTGCTCGTGGGCTTCGGCGGGGGCTGGATGTAGTTCGACTGGGGGTCGAGATCCCAAGAATACGAGGGCATGTCAATACCTCCTCGCGGCTGCTGCCGGCGGCAGGTTCAGCGGCGCGGGGCCGGGCCCGAGCGGCGTCATCTGCTGCGCGATCATCTTTTTGCGCTTCTCGTTCTCCTGCATGCGCTGGATGTCCGCGGCACTCCAGCCCTGCGTGGACAGCCGCCTGTCGCCCGCCCAGGGCTGTTCGAGCGCCTTGGCGTGTGCCTGCTTGTACTCGGCCTCCGAGCGCGCACCGGGGTCGCCCGTCATCTGAGCGAACTGCTGCGGACTGAACGCCGCCTGCGGCCCGAACATCTGAGCCATCATCTGGTTCTGCGGGTTGAAGGCGAGCATGCTCTGGCCGAGCGCCCGCATGCGCGCCTGAACGTTCTGCTGCTCGCGCTTCTTCGCCTCGGCATCGAGCTGCTCCTGCTTTTTAATCAGGGCCTTCTGCGAGTCGGATTCCGCGCCGAGCAAGCCGTTGACGACCGGAAGGCGCGCAACGGTATCCTCTCCGAGGATCGGGTTGATCCCGCTAGCGATGATGTCGAACAATCCCATTGCTCACTCCTTCAGCTGCCGAGGTCCTCGAACGTTTCGAGCGCGCGGACGAGGAACAGGCCCTTCTCGCTCGGGAATCGGAACCGCCACTGCCGCCGGCGGTAGACGCCGAGCGAGTAGAGCGGGATGACGGGGTTCAAGTCGCCGTCGTCGCACGACAGCTCGATGGCGATCTCGTTCCACTCGGGCGAGAGGTCATCGCGCCATTCGAGGTAGCAGACGACGTCGCGGCTCAGCTCGGGCTCGCGCTTGAAGGCGAGATGCACGGCCGTCGTGCGCTTGCGATTGTTGCTCTCCCGATCGAGAAAGCCCGTGCGGCAGTAGGCCACGATGGCCGCGCCGAGGTCCGTCTCCGCGTCGAGCGTGAGGAGGCGGATGGTGCCGTCGGAGAGCCCAACGACATTGAGCCCGCCGTCTTGGCGGCAGAGGTGGCTCAGCACCGGGAACATCGTGAACGTGTCGGTCGCGGCCGTGTGCAGCGCCCAGCGGCCCCAGCCGATGCCGGGCTGAAGCACGAGCGTCTCTTCGTCCGTCTCGAAGCGGAAGACGACCGCGTCGGCGAAGCTCTCGCTGAAGCGGTAGCCGTAGCAGTCGCTCGGGGTCGTCAGCGCGTCGAGCGTCGCCTGCACGGGCTTGCCGACGTCCTCCCATTCCCGCCCGTCGCTGATGACGATGCGGGTCAGGTGGTCGAGCCACACGAAGCGGTCGTCGACCTTGACGGGGCTGTAGGCTGCGAGGCAGCCGACCTCGCGCGTGATGCTCGGCGCGAACGTCACGCTCGTGTCGGGGCTGAAGAGCTGCAGGCTCGTCTTGCCGAAGACGAAGATGTCGTTGGTGTTCTCGGCGCAGGCGACGATGGAGTCGGGCCGCGCCTCCGCCGTGAAGAAGCCCGCGCTGCCGGGCGACGGCGCCCAGGTCTCGTGCCCCGTGACGTCGACGATGCCCTGCGTGATGTCGCTGAACCGGAGCTTCGTTTGATCGAGCTGCGTGTCGTTGGCGAGCAGGCGCGAGCTGTTGCCGAGGATGTGGCTCGCGAGCGGCGGGCAGCCGCCGAGGAACTTCATCTCCTGGTAGTCGGCATTCGTCGTGAAGTCGGGGGCCGCAAACGTCTCGGGGCGGATGTCGATCCTCCCAACCTCCGCGCCACCTGCGATGACGAGCAATGCCTCGGTTTCGGCGAACACCGGCCTGGGGAACCGCGTCGTGGCGATCGCAGCAGGAGTCGCGAGACGATCCTCATTGGCTGCGCCCGTACCGACCAAGGTCGCGGTCCCCCCGGCGATTCGGTAGACGTTGCGCCCGGTATTGTGCCCTCCGCCCGAGGCGTTCACCGTGGCGCCCACTGCGTAGAGCACGCCGGGGTGCGTACCGCTGACCGTGTGCGTGCCGGAGGTGTGGGCTACTTTGCTTTCCGTGAGGTACAGCCCGAGCACGCCGGCCGCGTCGACGGCAGTAGCGGGAGCGACACCCGTGTAGGCGACGAGGCCGGGGCGCTTTCGGAGGACTCCGCGAGCGTCGAGGATGACGTTGAAGGCTTCGCTCGACGCGCCGCTGATCGGCTCACCGCTCGTCTCGAGCGTTGGCCCGAAGGGGATGGGGGCAGTGGGCATACGGTTAGCCCTCGCTCCCTGAGGCAACTACCGCAGCGGTCGGTTCCGAAGCGCGCCACATCTCACGCGCTCCATTGCGTCGTGTAGTCGAGCACCACCTGGGGGCCGCTCGTGTGCTCGAAGGAGAAGTTGACGCACTGCCTCTTCTTCGACTCGGCGATGCCGGCGAGCAGGCTCACCCGATCGGACGGCATCGAGCTATCGATGGCAACGTAGTAGGCGAGCTGCCAGCAGAGGCAGTCGTACCAGAAGCGTTCGAGGTCGGCGCTCTTCGTCCCGTCCGAGCTCGACCCGAAGAGCCGCGTGACGTTGAGCCGCATCACCCCGGCCTCGCTCGGCACGGGCCAGAAGCGCACGTTGACGAGCGCGCCGTGGCGGAAGACGCAGTAGAGCTGGGGGCGCGTCGAGATGCTGCCCTTGACGGTCAGCGTGCTCCACTTGAACAGATCGATCTGTTTGCAGACGAGCTCGCCCGTCGTGAACTTCGTGTCGGGGTTCTCGGGCGGCACGTACATCGCATCCTCGTGCACGTCGAGGATGTCGTTCGGCAGCGTGTAGTAGGGCTCGCCCGCGACGAGCGCGAGATCGTGAAACCCCGTCGTGCGCGCGATGAACCCCTCGGTCGCGAGCGCGTCCATGATGAGGTTCAGGGTCTGGCGCCCGTGCTCGAGCTTGGGCACCATGTTCGCGCCCGACAGGCGAGCCTCGACGGGCAAGACGCCGGCGCGCTTGTACGCGAGCAGGATGAGCTCGTTCAGGCTGACCGGGGCCGAGGGCGAAGTCGCGATCGTCATCAGAACCCCGTCGGCGGCGTGCCGTTGAACACGTCGCTCGCGGTGAAGCGCCGCGCCGGCCCGGTGTAGGAGGAGGCGGAGGAGGGCTGTCCCGCGCTGTCGACATCGGGGACGGCGCCGTCGGCAGGCGCCGTCATCCCGAGTCGCTGGCTGAGCGCGGAGGCCCGGTTTGCGGTCAGCTCGGCGAGCGTGAGCTCGTCGCGCCCGGGCTGGTCGTTCTCACAGCGCAGCTGGCCGTCGCGGCCCCGCCGGAGCGCGCTTCGCAGGAACGGCACGCCGCACACGTCGCAACGCGATAGGTGCTCGCCCTTCCTGTCGATGTTGCGCGGGACGCTCCGGCTCATTGCTCTCCATGAATCAGGCGCCCGTGACCAGGAGGCTCGCGGCCGCCGTCTCTTCGCCGCCGTAGTTCTCGTGATTGCCGACCGTGGTGATGGTGGCTGCCCCGAGCACGATGACGCCGGCGCCGCCGGTCGAGGTCGTCGCCGTCTTGAAGTAGTTGTCGGAGTAGTGGCCGCTGATGCCGCTCGTGTTTGCCGTCGACGAGAAGCCGCCGCCGCTCGTGGCCTGCGCCTGGCGCGCGATGTTGCCTTGCACGAGAAAGTTCGTGCTCGCCGCTCCCGTGATGGCGATCATCGTCGCGGTCGAGTCGGCAACGATGTTGTTGCCGATGATCGAGCACGTTGCCGCGCCGGTTACCGCGATGGGGGAGTTCGCGCCGAGGGCGAAGCCGCTGAAGTTCAGGAAGTTGCCGGCAAGGGTCACGCCCGCGCCGGTGATGACGATCGACGCCGTCGCCGTCGCGACGCCGCCCACGATGTTGAAGCCCGCGAGCGTGACGTTCGCCACGTTGAGCGCGATGCTCGCGCCCGCGTGCGTCAGGTTCAGCGTCGGCGCATTCGTCGCGCCAGCAGAGCCGACGCCGATGATCTGCGCGCCTGCCACCAGGTTTGCCCACACGGCGCCCGTGGTCGAGTACGTCTCGGTGTGGCCGGGCAGCACGAACACGATGTCGTTCTGCCCGGAGCGGCAGCGCTTGAGCCCTTCGTTGATGGTCGCGACGAGCAGGCCCGAGGCGGCGAAGTGGTCCTCGCCATCCTGCGCGCCCGTCGAGCGCACGTAGGCGGCGACGCGCCCGCCAGGCTTGACGAACGTTCCCCACGGGCTCGCGACCGCGGCGAAGTTCGAGAGGAACGGCGACGTGTTGCCGAGGAAGTTGCCGGCGAAGTTCGGAGTGGTGCTCATTAGCAGCCCTTACCCTTCTTCGTGCCCTTCGGGGGCTTGGGCGCCGGTTTGGCTACCGGCATGGGTTTCGACTTGGCCATGGCGTGTGACCTTCAGGCGTTCGAGAAGAAGAAGCCGCGCGGGTTGACCCAGCCACGACTCCACCGCGCGGTGATGCCGTAGTTCATCATCGTCTTGTCCTCGGTGACCCACGTGTTGCTCTTGGGCTTGCGCCGCCAGAAGAACATCACGCCGAGCTCCGCATCGGTGATGAGGCCCCAGTTCGTCGTGGTCGTGTTCCAGTACTTCACCGGAACCGGCGTCAGGTTCATGTCGCGGTTGACGACGTTGATCGCGTTGAACGCGCCCGGGGTCGGGTCGTAGCTCGAACCGAGCAGCTCGCGCCAGATCCCCCACTGCTGCACCGGGAACACGGCCTTCTTCGCTTCGACGCCGTCGATGAGCCCGTCGTGGCCGACCTGCTGCATGAGCTGCGCCTGCGCGATGACGAGCGCGGCCTTGCTCGGGGAGAACTGCGCCGAGGGGAACATATTAGAGTACGTGCCGCCGCCCGGCAGCACGTGGGTCGTGCTCGCGAGGGGCTGGCCGTCGCCGCCGACGTAGCTCGTGCTCGTGGCGCGGACCAGCATCAGGGTCGCGTCGAAGTCGACGAGCTTCCAGAGCGAGCGATTGTTGCGCTTCGCCGCCTGGATGACCTTGTCGTACTTCATGTCCTCCATCGCCTCTTCGCTCACGATCATTCGCTGACCGAAGGTGCGCGCGTTGAAGCGAGTGAGGGGGCCCTCGATGATGGTCCCGACCGGGATGCTCTCGCCCTCGGGCTTCTCACCCGCGAGACCGCCGCCGGCGATCTCGTAATATTCGATGTAGTTGTCCGTCATGTTCTTGACGGTGCACCACTTGTTGAAGACGGCCTTGCTGCCCTCGGACCCGTGCTCGTCGGTGTCGATGTCCTCGAGCGTGTCCTTCAGCGCGAGCGCCGCGGTGCTGGTGAAAATCTCACTCATTGTCGCTTCCTCACTCGACGTTCGCGCCGAAGATGGCGGGGTCGGATTGCTGCGCCAGATCGAGCGCGGTGAACATCACTTGCAGGGTTACGTCGCTGGACGAGAAGTCCATCGCGTCGCCCGCCTTGCCGAGGCCAACGACCAGCAACTGAAGCTGGTTGGCGCCGCCAGCGGCGAGGTCCGCGACGTTTAGACGGGGGTTTGCCTTCGGCTGCCCGTTGCCGCTCGACAGCACGCTGTAGGCGATGCGTGCGGTCTGTCCGACCACGGCCATCGCGGCGTTCTTCGTGCCGGCGCCGATGACGGCGTTGGCGTCGATCTCGAAGATGTTGCCCGCCACGGGGATCACCGAAACGAGCGGGGCGTTGTCGCCGCCGATGCCGCCCGAGTAGGTCGTGCCCGACGTGTAGAAGCCGCCCGGACGCGGGTAGCCGCCGACGATGACGCGAGGGAACCCCACGATGACGCCGAACGAATAGTCGTCGCTGTCGGCGTTCGCGCCGGAGCTGTCCTGCCCGGTCTGCGTGAGCATGAGCGTGCCATCCTCGGCGAACTTCACGGGGTCGCCGATGTTGAGGTTCACGCTCGATCCCGCGCCCACGACGGTGACCGGCGCGTAGCCGCTCGCGATCGGGTGGGTGAAGATCTGCGGGGTGTCATTGCCGCTGATGCTGCGGACGAACCGGATGCCGTATCGGTGGGTGTTAGCCATTGTCGTCGAACCTCATGGTGAAGGTCATGGACTTCAGAACTGCCACTTGCGGCGATCGTCGCTGTCGGCGCGCACGCTCTTGATGCCCTTGAACCGCGCCGCCTCGTCATTCGAGAGCGGATCGATGTCGCGCTGCCGGATGGTCTCCTGGATGGCGTCGGCTCGCTTCCAGCCGATCTCGTCGAGAGCGCGCTTCTTCTCGACGGGGATCTCCATCAGGACCATGCCCATCGCTTTGATGGGGTCCCCCTGCTTGTATTCGTTGTAGCCGACGGTCGGCTTCGCCTCGTCGGGGTCGAACTGCGAGACCTTGTAGCCCTGGGCGAGGTACGATCCGACGTTCAGCGTCGGGTCGTTGACTTCGCTTACCCAGACGAAGTGCTTCGTCCCGTCGGAGCCTTCGAGAAAGCCGCGGTTGGCGACCTGCTCGACAGGGCGCGGCGGAGGATCCTCACGCCGCATCCCACCCTTTTTGCCCTGTACCTGCTCCGTCGCTTCAGCCACCACTGCTCCGCCTGAACTCCCACCGGGTTCAGACAGGCGCGTCGTGGGTGACGGGCTGCCGGGCTACTGTCGCGCTACAGGGAAGCAGACGGCCGGCAGCGTGTCAATAGATTGGCACGCGCTCCAATTCATTGGAGCGCCGGCGCGCGCTCACACGACCTTCTTTTCCCTCAGTCTTTTCCCGGTCTTGTTCGTCCACGCCTTGATCGCTTCCGCCTCCGGCAGGTGGTCGTAGGCGGCGATCGCCATCTGTCGCATCGCCGGGGTGAGCGCGACGCCGGCGTCGGAGCGCCCGCCGCCGCCCCCGCCGCTCGCCGCGATGCCGGACAGCTTCGCCCGCTCGCTCTGCGACGGCGCGGGTTTGGGCCCGAGCTTGAACGTCGTCATCGTCTCGCCCATGATCTCGTCGACGACCTGGGCGGTGATCTGCTCGCCGAGCGCGAGCCGCTGCTGCGCCTTGCCCTGCGCGTACTGGAAGGCGTTCGGGTTGCGGTAGACGTCCGGGTACTTCTGCACCCACACCTGCTGCGCCTGGTTCTGCTGGCGCACGGGCTCGGTCTGCGCGAGCACGCGCCGGGTGTGCACGGTGCTCTTGCGCGCCTCGATGTCGCGCGCGATCTTCTCGTAGTAGCGCTGCCGCTCCTCGGTGAGTGTGCCCGCCTTCACCTCGGCCTGAGCTGCCTTGTAGGCGTTCTGCTGCGTCTGGTAGATGTCGTCGAGCTCGCGCTCGAACTCGTCCTTGCCGTCGGCGGGCGCCGCCTGGCGCTGGCTCTGCGTCGCGCCGACCACGCCTTCGAGGCGAGCGAGCCGCTCGCGCAGCTCCGCGTTCGCCTTCTTCTCGCCTTCGAGCTCCTCGGCGGTCTTGCGCCCCTGCTGGATGATGCCCTGCAGCCGCTGCTGCCGCTTCTCCTTCCGAGTCTTGCGCTCCTCGAAGGTGTCGGTGGGCTTGTCCTCTTCGGTGATGAGCTCGTCGTCGCGGACGCTCTCGTCGTCGCTGAACGGGACGACGACGGACTGCCTATCGGGATCGCCTTGGAAATAGCCACTCATGGGTCACCACGTGTCGTTGATGTAGACGGATTGCTTTTTGCGTACGATCCACTCGCCGGGGGTTTCGGGCGAGGGCTCCGCGAGCTGGTGGCCGTAGCCATCGCCGCCGCCGACATCGACGACGCGGCGCCTGCCGGCGAGGATGTCCGCCTGCAGCGTCTCGTTACCGGCGAGGTCGCCGTCGCGCATCACGAGCACGAACATGGGTTCTCCTTCGAGCAGCTCCATGCGCCGAGCAAAGGGAACGTTCTTGTTCGTCATCACGATGTCGCCGAGCTCGTAGCCGTGGCTCATGAGGCGATCCATCGCTGTCAGCCCCGCGCTGATGAGCACGCCGCGGAATCCCTCCTGAAGGTCCTTCTGCTTCGTGGTCTGCGCGCGGAACAGGAAAGAGTTCGGCAGCTTGTCGTCTTGGTCGAACGGATCGACGGGGAAGACGAAGATGCGGTCGAAGCCGGCGGCGTACTTGAAGAAGCCGTCGGGGATGCCCCACTTCTGCCGCGCGGCTTCGAGCTTCGGGCTGAGCTTCAGCACCTCGGGCGGCGACATGCGCGCTCTGATGAGCGCCGTGCGTTTGGTGGCCGCGTCGCGCTCGGTGTCGCGCAGCTCGATGCGGACTTCGCCGCGGTCTTCGGGCTTCCACGAGCTCGTCTTCTCGGGCTCGGGGAAGGAATAGATGGGTCGTGCTGTCATGAGAGGTACACCTTGATGAATTGCGCCGGGTCGTCCGTGAGCTCCTTCAGCGAGCCGCGGATGCGGTCGCAGAGCTCGGCTTGCAGCGCGTAGCCCCGGGCCTCGCGCAGCGCGATGTCTTCGAAGCCGCCGATGAGCGCGCGGTGCGATGCCTGCAGGAACTCCTGTCGTAGCCGGAGCAGGTACTGTTCCAGCAGGTCGAGGTCACGCATGCATCACGCGGCTCCCTTCTGTTGCTGGTTCGCCGGCGGCGGCCCCGGCGGCTTCTGCGGCGGGGCGCCTGGCGGCGGACCCCCCGGTCCTGGCGGCGCGCCCGGAGGCGCCATCCCCGGCGGCGGCATGGGCGGGCTCGTCGGCACGCCGAACTGCTGCGGGGGCTGGGGCGGGGCGCCGAGTAGCCCGATGAGATCGTAGCGGTTGCGCGCTTCGAGGCTCTTCGAGATGGTCATGTGCTTGAAGGCGAAGTTGCCCGCGAGCTCGGGCACCGCGTTCGGCATCTGCACGAGCGCGTCCGCCTCCTGGATGCGCTGCGCGGTCGACGTGAACTTCAGGTCGGCGCTGATCTCGACGTCATAGGGGCGGTCGTACATCTCGCGTCCGACCGAGAAGGTCTGCCGCCCCATCGCTCCGACGGAGGGGTCGTGGTTGTTCACGCTGAACCACTCGACGTCTTCGAGGAAGATGGCGTTCAGAAGCGCGTTGTTGATGAGCACCTGCGTCACGAAGTCGGCGTACTTCTGGGTCGGAACCGAGAGCATCTTCGTCGCCTGCTCGATGCGCGCGCTGATGCCCTGCGCGGTTTCCCCGCTCTTGCCGCTCTCGCCCGAGAGCACCTCGGGGGTGTTGCTCACGGTGTTGCCGAAGCGCACGAGCATCTCGATGAGCTGCAGGAACTGCGGGTTTGCCTGCCCGAAGTCGAGCGGCAGGATGTCCTTCGAAAGGTCCGTCGCGCCCTGCACGGTGTGGAGCTTGCCCGGCGCCATCGCGATCTTGTCGCCGCCGGCGAACTTCACCCCGCCCTTGACGACGAAGTTCTTGAAGTTGCCGAGCGTCGCCTGGTCGATGAAGGCCGAGAGCGAGATGTTGGCGGCCTTGTTCTGGGCGGCGTGGATCATGCCCGTGCCGAGCCCGATGATTCCCTGCAAGGGCTCGATGTTCACGCCGTGGCTGAACATGCGGATCGGCACGCTCTCGGGCGGGCGCGGCTGCGCCTGGGGGTTGCCCTGCATCCAGTCGGGCATGGTGGGCTCGGGCGGCGGCTGGATGTCGCCGAGCGAGCGGGCCATGATGATGGCCTGCGCCGGGCCGTCGCCGTCGGCGGGCAAGGAATGCGCGAGCTCCATCGCCGAGGTCTGCGTTTGCTGCAGCTCCTGCTGAAACGCCTGGATCTCCTGCAGCCCCGCCTGGTAGCGCTGAAGCTCCTGCATCTGAAACTCGAACCGGCGCTTTTCGTACGGATCGACCCGCTCGTGAATCGAGAGCGCGAGCACGGTCTGCGTCTGGTAGTCGATGATGATCTTGCAGTAGCGGTCTCGCGCCTCGGCCGGCTCGCCCTGCGCGTCCATCGCAGTCGACGGCGGCAGGTTCGCCCAGCCCTCGTACTGGATGATGCGGTACTGGCCCTTTTGGTAGGCGGAGGAGTCGACGCCGATGCTCTTGTCGACCTGCTCGCGGAGCTCCTGCGTGAGCGTCGCATCATCCCAGTCGGGGGGCAGGTTCTTCAGCGTCGTGTCGAGATCTTCCCACGTCCCCTCCATCTTCCGGAGCTCGTGGGCGTCCATGAAGATGACTTTCGCCACCCAGGAGACATCCGAGAAGTCGGGCATGGTCGAGACGTGCGCGTTGGCGCAGACGAACTCGTTCGCCGAGAGCACCTCGTGTCTGTTGCACCGGTGCTGCGGATCCCAGTAGCTGTGACAGACGACGTCGCCGAACAGATCGAACATCAAGAGGCCCCGGTGGCCGATCTGCCGCTTGAAGTCCTTGATCCGTTTTCGGATCTGCCAGTTGCCGTGAAGCGAGAGCAGCTTCGCCGTTTTCTCGTCGTCGGGCCCGATGGGCGTGACGCCGAACACGTTCGTCCAGTTGCCGAAGAGCTCGTACGCCTGGCGCGTCGTCATCCGGATGGTGTTCTCCATCAGGATGGGCACGTGCGCGTTGGCCATCTTATCGAACGGCGGGTCTTTCGGATCGAGCAGCCCGCTGAAGAGCTTCCAGACGTCGGCGTTGTTCTTCCTGAACTTCTCCGTCGCCGCCCACGCGTTCTCGAACTCGGTGAGGCACTTGTGGCTGATGCGTTTGAGCGCCGCGCGTCCCTCGGGGTGCGCCTTGAACTCGGTGACGAGATTGACCGCGTCGGGGTCGTACTCGAAGGGGTCGCCCGCGGGCGTGTCCTGCCCGAGCTCGAACAGGTTCGGTTTCTGCGCCTCGGGGGGCGCCTCCATCCCCTCGCGGGTCTCTTCTTCACGCGGCATCGTCGGGCTCCCACTGCACGGTCACGTACTTGCCGCTAGGCACGAGCTCCTCCTCTGGCTTCCACCACCTCGCCGGTCCCTCGGAGGGCTCGGCGAGGATCTTTTGCCACTCGGGATCGTTCTCCATCGCGAGCTTGTACGCCCACGCGAGCGGGTCCGGGCGCATGCGAGGCGGCGACAGCGGCGGCGTCTCGCCCGTCTCGGGGTCGACGAGAGGCGGATCCGGAGGTGTGACAGATTCTGTCATATCAGCTCCCGTACCCGAATCCGCTCGCTTTGGGCAGAGCCTCGTCGGAGTTGTCGTTGTCGGGCCTGTCAAACTCGTGCAGTTCCATGACGATGCTCCCTCGCCCGCGGCTCGCGCGCGCGGCTCCGTAGGCGACGATGTCGAACCAGTGCTTGAGCGGGCTCTTCTTGTCGGGGATGAGCGAGTCGTTCTCGTCGACTTTGATGCTGCTGAACATCTCGGTAGTTTTCTTGCAGTTCTCGAAGATGAGCAGCGCCGGCGGGCGCCGCTCGTCGTAGTCGCGTAGCCGCTCCGTCACGCGCTCGGCGTTGCGCTGGATCGAGGCCTTGTCGGCGGGCTCCCAGTAGATGCCGTGATCGGCGAAGACCTGCGCCTTGCTCTTGCCCGAGTCGCCGCGCTCCTCCCAGAGCTGGGTGTCGGCGACGGACGAGAGCAGCCGGCTCTTGTTCTCGTTCTTGTCCCAGAACCCGAAGCTCTTCTCGATCTCAATGATGCGCTTGGCGACTTCGGCGTCCTTCATCAGCCGGAAGTTGAACTCGTAGAAGAGATACAGGTTCTCGTCGGGGTCGAGCGCGAACCAGCCGCACACGCCGTGCGTCTTGAAGCCCCAGTCCATCACGCGGAACTTGGGCCAGTCGCGCGGGATCTTGAACGGCGCGATCACGTGCACGCCCGGGTTGTAGTCGTCCTCGAAGTAGCCGCCTTCGACGCTGTCCCAGTCGCCGTAGAGATAGCGCGCGCGCATGTGGGCGGGCTTGCTCAGCAGCTTGAACTTGTAGTCACGGACGAAGCCCTTGTCGGGGTTATCGTCGAGTGTTGCAGGGAGAAACAGTTGCGTCTTCCACTCGAACTCGCCCGTGAGCGGGTCGAGCACCTTGCGCTTGAGGAGAGTGTTGCCCTTGCGCTCGGGGGTGACGAAGGTGTCCTTGAGCCAGCCCGGCGCGGGGTTACTCATGAGGCGCGTGCGCTTGAAGTGCCGGAGCACGGGGTCGGCGGTGCGGACGCGGCCGTCGAGCTCCTCGAACTGCTTCTCCTCGAACTGGTAGGCCTCGTCGAGATCGAGCGCGGTGTACTGCTTCGAGAGGTAGTCCTCGTGGCTGTTGCTCTCGCGGCAATGGCCGAACGTGTACTTGTAGCCGGTCGCGAACTCCCAGCGGTGCAGCTCCTTCGAGTAGCGCGCGTGCGGGTCGAACTTCGGGAACATGCGCATCGAGCGGTCGATGGTCTCCTGAAGCTGCGGCATCGTGCGGCGCATGTGGAGCGTGTGCCCCTCGCTCTCGCCCTGCCGGATGGGGTGCTTCCTGCAGAGGTCTGCGAGCCACTCGGGGAACTGATCGAGCAGCTGCCCCGTCATGCGCGCCTGCTCGATGACGGCCTGGGTGGCGATGGAATCCCAGAGCAGGGTCAAGCTCTTGCCGGGCCCCGCGGCTCCTCCCCCGAGCACCTGATCGGCGGTCGCCTCGTGGTACTTCGAGCTCCAGGGGCTCGGGGAGTAGAGCGACCTGTCGAGCATCCTAGCCTCGCGCGAGCAGGTATTCGGCGATGACCTTCACGAGCCCGCCGTCGTGCACGCGCTCGAGCTGGGGCGCCCACCACATCAGGGGCGCGTTTTCGTCGAGCGCCCGGAGCTGCCGGTCGGCAGCCATCGCGACCATCTGGATCTCCTCGGGTCGGAGCTTCTTCGGCGGCTCGGTCACGGGCTGCCAGCTCTCGCGCTTGCCGGCGATGCGCTTCTCGCCCCGATCCATGTAGACGATGCGCAGCTCTTCGTACTGCTCGAAGCCGGGCATCGCGACGAGCTCGACCTGGCCCTTCATGC